GTCTACACCGATTTGGGCACCTTGCCGGTGGCGGATGGTTCTGGGAAAGCGGGCGTGCTGGTGACGCTCTCGGCGACCGAGATGAACAATGATGTTGTCTTTGTGCAGTTTATTGATCAGACCGTTCCAAAGGAGTGGGCGGACTACGCATTCTCAATTCCGACCACCGCCTAAATGCTTCGTGTTTTCTTTGGCTACTCTGTCTCGGATACAACTAACCTGGCTGGCTCCGATTCTAGCAGTTTAGGCGAAGCCGCTCGGATAGACGTTGCGGGGGTAGATAGTTTCGCGCTGGCCGAGTCGTCTAGTCTGACCGTAACACTTTCGGCAACCGATTCCTTAAGTCTAACTGAGAGTGGTCGGGTCGATATTGCGGGGAATGAGACTTACACCCTATCTGAGGCCATAAGTCTGGTCGTAGCATTAACGGGGAGCGATGTTCTGGCTGTTGGGGAGGTCGCTCAGATTGATATTTCGGGCGCTGAGACTTTTGGTCTATCTGAGGCGGGTGGTCTGGTTGTGGTGTCTGCTGGGAGTGACACCTTAGCCTTGAGCGACATTGCGGCACTTCTGGCGCAACTGACGGGGACTGATGGGGTAACCCTTTCCGATTCCTCCAACTTGGAGGCAAGCCTGACGGGGACCGAGCAATTCTCGGCAAACGAGCTGGTGGGGCTGTCGGTCAGTTTATCTGGTACAGATAGCGGGGCCTTGGCAGACACAGGCCAAATCAGTCTGGTTGGCTTAGACCTGCTCTCACTCAGTGAAGCGACTTCTCTAACTACCACTCTAACAGGTGTCGAGACCTTTGGTGTCTTAGAGGTCGCTGGTTCATTTGCGAGTCTCTCTGGGGTCGAGACGAGCACGTTGACCGAACAAGCACTCATTGAATTAGCGGTTTCGGGTTCAGACACTTCGGCTCTCCTTGAAACTGCAATTCTTATAGTAAGCGTGTCAGGGGCCGAGACGTTTGCGACCTCGGATACCTCTGGCCTGTTAGGGATTCTTTCTGCGACGGATAGCGGGGCCCTGACGGATGTGGGCCAGATTGGTTTGACTGGTTCAGACCAGTTTCTGGCAAGCGCAACGGCTTCGTCGACTGTAACTCTTGCAGGTGTTGAAGCCTTTGGTTTCTCGGAAGTCGCGGGTCTGTTGGCGATATTTTTCGGGGCCGATACAGTTACGCTTACTGAGCAAGCCCTGATTGAGTTGACGCTTTTGAGCGTTGACGCTGGCACTCTATCCGAAGCGGCAGCTCTGTCGGTAAGTGTGTCGGGGGTGGACACCTTTGTAATCTCAGATACATCTGGCTTGCTGGCGATATTTTCTGGGACGGACGCTTTTGTTCTTGGTGAACAGGCTGGACGGGAGATACTGAATGTCGCCACTGACACCATCGGCTTGTCCGAGACGGCTGGGCTGATTGTTAGCCGGGTGGTCAGCGACAATTATGTGCTTTCCGAAACGACAAGTCTGTTGGTTGTGCTGGTCGGGGCAGATCAGAACAATCTGTTTGAGAGCGGATCACTTAATGCTGGAACGGTCTGGCGCAAGGAACTTGAGTTTACTTTATTCCTGGGCGTCCAAACGGAAAGGCAGGTTGAACGATGAGCGATGAAGTTGTTGAAATTGAAGTTTACATGACTCAATTTATCGAAATTGAGAGATATTTGGCTGTGCGCTGGAATTTTATCCTGTCTTACTGTGCCTTGATAGAGTTGGAGATGCTGATATGAGTATACAGGTTGGTGATATTGGTACTCGAATTATTCTCAAGCTGATTGATGAGGATAAGATTCCAGTCAACATTTCTGCGGCAACGGTGAGGAAAATCTTCCTTAAGCCACCGACCGGCACAACGCTTGAGAAATCCGCTATCTTCCTAACCACAGGCACCGATGGCAAGATTTACTACGATACTATTGCAAATGACCTGTCGACCTCTGGCAATTGGAAGGTGCAGGGTTATGTGGAGACACCGGCCGGGAAATGGCACAGCGCCGTGGCCAGCTTAAAGGTGGAGGCCAACTTATAAGGCCCTTGACAGGCCATAGATAACCCTTCATAATGCCAGACATAAGAGACAGATTTACGTCTCGGCGCAAGCCGTTGATGAGAATCTGTCTTTTTATTTCCTATGCGACTGTTCCTTGTCGGACTGTGTGATTGGCTTATAAACCTGATTTCGGGTGTCCGAAGCTACTTGCTGTCGGATCAAATCCACGCTGACGGTGAGCCATCACGCTATGCTCGACCGGTAACAAGTCGCTATGAGCGTCCGATTGCTCGATGAATCCTGCTGAAGCCAATCTAAAAATTTTCCTGAGCAAACTTCTGGGCCGTGATGATGGACCAGGGGGACTTAGTGACGCCGAATTACAAGAATGGCAAGCACGCCAGACCGAGATAAATGAGTGGTGGCGCTGGTTTACGGGCGAGGCCTTGAAAGAAGAAGACAAGACTCGCCCATTGAAAGATGGGACTTTTCCACTCAAATACCCGCTCCAGATGAATCCGACCGCTCTGGCGGCACGCTTACACGCCTACGCCTTGTGGGGTGAGGTACCGGACACGAGTGGCCCGCTGGTTAGGACCATCGTTGAGCCCAGGTTCAACGAGGCGGGTGAGGCTGATGATGCGGGTCGGAAACTGGCCCGTCAAGCCGAGCTCGTTCTGGAGCAGATTGAGTACGAGAATCACACCCGTGCAGCTGACATTGACATGGGCGTGTCTATTCAAGCATTAGGTGGAGTCGTGCTAAAGGTGGGCTGGGAACCCAGCAATCCACTTCTCCCGACTGGCATCCGCTACGAGTATTTTGACCCGCGCTACTTTCATGCACGCTGGCAGGGGAAGAATTACTGGGACCTGACCGAAGCCTGGATCAAGATGCCGATTACCAAGGCGCAAGCCGATGGCTACGGTGTTCAGGTGACCGATGACACTGTGAACTATGAGGAATGGTGGTCGCGTGATGAGTATTGGGTAAGGGTGGATGGGCAGGACGCTAAAGATGCCGAGGGCAAGCCCATCAAGGGCACCCATGACTGGGGCTTCTGTCCAATGCTCTATAACCCGCATGAGCGCACGGCGAACTTCTGGGGCAACTCACTGGTTCCATCAGCGATTGGGCAAATCAAAGAACTGAACGCGCGCGAGGCAGATGTAGGAGATGCCATTTCATTTGGCGTGCATAGCCTCATCTGGGCCAAAAACATCAAGAACACGCCTCGGATGAAGACCTTTGAGAATGGTCAGCCCTACATTGATGCTGGCCGAGCCACAACTAGCAGTGACCCCGAACCGGATATCAAGCGGCTGGATTCGCCCAAATTACCAGAAGGTTCACAGGTCTTTACCAATCATCTTTTGCAATCCATCCGCATTACGCTGATGACGCCGGAGATTGCTTATGGCTTGGAAGAAGGCTCACAGCGGAGCGGGCAGACCCTTTACTCGCGTATGTGGCCGCTTCTGGCGCATGTTCAGAGTGAGCGCGTCAACTGGTCTGAGGCGCGCAGCGCACGGGCAGAGATGGCGCTGAAAATCCTGGCCTTGCGCGGTCGAGCAGGCATCACTCAAGCCCATCTGGGCCTCCGTAAGCGTCAGATCTGGTCGCCCATGGTGCCGGTGGACCGCCAACAATTAGTGGATGAACTGGTGAGATTGCTACAAGAAAAAGGCATCTCACTCGAGATGATGCTGGAGCGATTAGGAACTGTGCCAGATATTCAAGCCGAACTAAAGCGCATCAAGGAACAGGCCGAGGCCGCCTCCAACTTGGAGGCGGCCAGTAAACCCCAGCCTATTATGGCCACTCCCGATGAGATAAAGCTTAAGGGTGGTCATCCACCCAACGCTGAGGCACGAGAATAATCAATGGCCGCTCTTGCTGTAGACATCGCCTTCTCAATGACACTTAGGCGGACAGGTCAAACTACTATCTTTGGCTACGAGTCGTTAGCGTTGACCGCTCAAGCTTACGATGAGTCGGACCAGCAGTTTGTTGAAGTAGCTACCGGTGTCACGGATCAGATCATTGGCCTGGGTGGACTAAGCACCGTTCAGGCTCTACTTATCATTTCGGATCAGGCTATCTCGATCAAGCTCAACGACTTTACACCTGCTATCCTGACCAAGCAACTTCTGTTGACAGGATTGACCGTGACGAGCATCAAGGTCAGCAACGCCAGTGGCACACAAGCGAATGTGCGCGTGATACTGGCTGGAACGTAAAGATAAAAACGTTGATTGACGGCCAACAGCAACGGGAAGCCCGCTGGGGCCGAATTGCCATCACATAGGAGATTTTCGATATGACTCAGCCGACTACGCCAGAAACTATTGTGCCCGCTGCAGGTGAACACGGCTCAACCGCTTCATCTACCGGAGGCCAACCAGATTGGCAGAAGCAATCCGAAGAAAATCTGCGTCGGTTCACAGGATTGCAAGGCAAATTCCAGCAGACGCAGGCTGAGCTTCAAGCGCAACAGGTCAAACTCCATGACCAGGAAGAAGCGAACAAGAAACTCACCGGTGAACGGGAGGCTCTAACGGTTACTCAGATGGCCCTTGAAAAGCGGGTTGCCGAACTCTCCTCCAACTTGGAGGGAGCGACTTCTGCGCGCGACCGCTTACACATTATCGCTACTGAGTTTCCCGAACTTCTGCCTTTTGAGAAGGACAAGTTGCTCCCGGTTGGCAAAGGCGATGAACTAAAAGGCTTGCTTAAGGTCTTCTCCGACCGCCTGCGGGCGCAAGGAGTGATCAACACTCAGGGCGTTGGCGCCACCCCGGCCGCCCCTGCTTCCACAGCCGCTCGTACCAAAGAGTTGGTGTTTCGAGAAATGACCGCCGCTCTAAGATTGGGCGAAATGGTGAAGTATGACGGACTGTATGCCGAGCACCAAGCCCTACTGAAACAATAAGGAGTTTTTACGATGCCTCACGATTCTCAAGTAAAGCTCTCTCCGCGTCCCGGGTCCAGCGACAATGCGTCTCTGGCCTATCAGGATTATGAGAAAGTTTTCAACATTCTCACCACAGATTTAGTGGCCAACGTTTACCGTGTTCCAGTGGAGGGTGGTCAGTGGATCAAGGGCGTCTGCGCGCGTGTAGCGACGGTCTTTGCGGGCGGCACGCCGACCGTCAAGATTGGTGATGCGGCGGACGATGACGGATTTCTCCAGACCGTTGATCTCAGCACAACCACCCTCGATGCTGTTTGTGACAGCCGCCAACTTGGACGCGACATCGCTGGCACACACACCCTGAACGGCTATGCCAAGGGCGGGCGTTTTTACGCGGTCGCCGACCAGCTCATTTGTACCTTTGCCACCGGCGCCACTTCGGGCAAGTTGGAACTGCATGTGATCTTAGGTGGTTACAACGGCCCAACGGTGCGCAAGGGCATGGTGAAATAGGCGTGTGAATAATTATTCACACAAGGAGCACTTTCAATGTCTCTCGAACAATTTTACGACCTCAACCCCATTGGGGTGATTGACCAAAACAAGTGGGCGGTATACCACCCCGAGGTGGCGCTTGCCTTCCGGCGCATCTCGCTCTATACGCCCCTGGTGGATTGGGATGCCGACATCTCGCAGTTCCGCACTCAGGACATCACCGAGTTTGAGCTGTTTGAGGGTGATGTGGATCACAATCCGATCCCGTTGACGGCCAACTACATTGACGCGGCTTATGTGCCCGATAGCCGGTCGCGTCAGTTTGCGGTGGACCGCTACGGCGGGAAAGTGCAAGTCCACAAGTCGTCCAGCTACTTTCAGCAATGGAAGCTGAGTGGCGGGAACGACTGGAAGCCCATGATGCGCGAAGTTCTGGGTGACCATATTGTGCGCTTACACGAAGCCTTGTCGAGAAATGTGTGGTTCAAAGGCCCCAAGAACTACTGGATTTACTCCGGGGTGGCTACCGACTTTGCGACCGTTACCGCCAAGTTTGAGCTGGACAAAGTGAACTTGTTCAACTTTGTGTTGGGCAATACGGGTTCACCGGTGATTCCAGGTGACCAGGCGAGCGCCAAGGTGGCCATCATCCCGCCGGGCGCGGCCTATGATCTGTTTGCAACCATTGCCACCGCCTCACAGAACGAGGCCTCGATGTGGCGCGACGCGCAGATTTATGCCGGGCAAGCCATTCGCAATGAAATTGGTACCTTCAAGGGTATCCGCTTTGTCGCGGCTCCCTCGGACAAGTTCGGCATCAACCCAAATGTGCTCTACAACTGTGGAGCGATTACCAAGCAGTTCGGTGTCATTGAGCCCATCAATGTGGGTGACGGTGCGCCCGATCCGGTCACGACTCTGGTGGACGGTGTGTGGAAAGTCGGTCAGAAAGCCGTCACCCACTACCTGAAACTGGAAGATTTTGCGACGAATGATTACAACATCAATGATTTTGTGACCATTCATACCAAGACTTCGGCGGCTTATGGTGTGACCGGTGGTGTTGATCCCTTTGATGGCCGTACCATCGTCCGGCGCATTGTGGCGGTGGACGCCACCAACAACACCATTTCCTTTGACCGACCGGTGAGCATTCCCTATACTGCCGCGTTCAATGGCAAGTCGGTGACCGGCAACGTGGACAAGACCCTGTATGCCTACGTCACACGCGGCAAGCACATTGGGTTCGCCCTGGTGTTGGGTTCGCGTGGTGGGGTGAAGGGCAAGGTCCTGGAGCCGCTGAAACTCTACGAGCCAAAGCCAGTGGACGACTTCGAGTCCGTCTGGCGCTTCACTTACGACGAACTGATTGGCGTGAATATGGCGGAACCAAACATGTTCATGCTGTATTTCTTCGCCGTGAGCCTGCCCAAACCGGGTGGCGTGATTGCCCCCTAGCCAATGATTAGCTGGCTGAACCTGCGTAATCGCGTGCTCCGGGTGTTGGATGACAACATCCGGACCGATCTCACTAAGGTTTCCTTTAGTGATGACGATTTGCTGGATGCCATCAATGACGCTCTGATTAACATTACGGCCCACACTGCCCAAGAAAAGGTCTTTTCAACGACCCTAACGACCGAGGCCACCATACTTCAACTTCCCGATGATGTGGTGGACCTTGGCCCAATCACCATCAACGATACAATCAGTATCGTTGGAGCCGTAAAGGTGGTCTTGGGGCCTGGCGAAAGTCTGCCGACCACTACCGTGTCCGGTCAGTACCCATACTATCGCTGGCCAACTTCCCAACTCAACTTCCCGTCCAAGATTCCGGCAACCTACACAGTGGACATCCGCTATTGGGGTTACTGGAGTCGCGTTGAGCGGGAGGAGGATGTGCTGGCGGTGGATCGCTGGATGGAGGAGCCGCTCAAGTGGTACATGCTCCATTTGCTCGCGGCCAAGCCGGCCTATCAAGCCTCGGTGCTGGGCCAATACAAGATCAGGTCTGACCTTGGTAAGCCTACCGACAACCCGCTGTTGGAGTTTTCCGGCTACTGCTTCAAACGCTATGACAGCAAGATGAGCGAGTATTCTCCTCAGGACCGCTCGGGTTGGGAGGGCTAGGCTAGATGGACGAACAGGCCCTGCCCTCGCTTATTGTTGAGGCTTTCGTGCTGGACATCCAGGAAGCGGTCGCCGCCTTGGCGGATGATGAAGAAATCTCGGTGGTGAAGGGCGGGAAACTGCTCGATAACCCTGTGAAACTTCGCATCTCGGTCACCGTGAACATTGGCGATCCACAAGCACCCGAGGACTGGGAAGACGCTAACGTTGCGGTCAACATCCGTCCCGCCATCGCTGTCTGGGCCATTCGCACTCAACCCTACGAAATTGGTGGGGGCGAGTCGTGGTGGCGGCGCGGGACCGTAGATTGGGCCTACTTTGGTATCAAGACCAAAGAGGACCAGGTGCGTGCGCGCGAGATTGCAATGGTCACAGCCTCCCGGATTCAACATGCCATGCGAAAGTCACCGCGTGTCCTGGCCCTAACCGATTCCTTTGGTGAGACAGCCATTCAGGTCGTCAATGTCACCAGTCGTATGATTGAGGGTGGCGGGCCAAGCGCCCATATCTGGCGTGGACACATGCGTTATCAGGTTCAGACCCATCAAAATCCCTAGTTTTTTACGGCTAAGAATGTGAACCGCTTCGCATGTTCACTCTTAGCAAGGAGTTTTCTCAATGACTCAAACAGCTCAATCTGGCATGTGGGGCTTTGGAATGCAATCCGCCAAAGGCACCCTCGCCACTTCCTGGTATCGGCACATGGCATCCCAAATCGACTTTGGCCCAGTGCAGGATATGAAGAATTTTCCCTTGGAGGTTGGCGGAGCAATTATTCCGACCGGCCAATATAAGGGTGGCGCGTTTGTCGCAGGCGGAGCCACTATCCAACCGCGCCTGCAGGGCGATCTTGGCTGGTTGTTCAAAGCCACTATGGGTCAGGTGGTGACTACACCGGGCGCTATCAGCGCGGCGGGAATCCATGCCGCCATTGATGCGGTCGTGGTGGCGAATACAACGACTGGCTTCACTGTACCGCCCAGCGCGCGACGTATTCTGTTTACCCCTACTGGCTTCACCGGAACGGTGACATTTACCATCTCGGGCACCGACGATTCGGATGCGGTTATCACCGAGGCGGGTTTTACGCTGACGGTGGCCGGTGGCGTGAAACTCTCCGTCAAAGAGTACAAGACCGTCACCGGTATCAACGTGACCTCCGCCGCAACTGGCTCAGGCAGTTTTACGACTGGTTTCTACCAAAGCAACAGTCATGTCGCCAAGTTCAACACCCTGACCGACGACATCCCTTGGATTTCTGTTCGCAAGCTGTTGCCACCCAATGATGCCACAAATGGCCTTGGTGAGATTGGGAAAGACTGTCGGTTGAACGGCCTGCGGATCAACGCTCCTCAGAACGGCATTATCTCGGCCCGTGTAGATGTGACGGGCCGTGAACCTGTTTGGGAGGAAGGTGCCACGCTTACTTCCTGGACGTGGCTGGGGGGACTCGAAGACTACAAGAGCGTGCCGCTCTCGTGTGTCGCCAATGGTTACATTAAACTGCCGAACTACTCAGCTAGTGCTTTGCCCATTCTCAACCTGACTTGGACATTCGCCAATAACACCACTAGCCCGCAACAAGAAATGATTATCGGGTCACCCTTTCCCGATGATTTTGCGGTGTTGTCACGCTCACTGACACTACAAGCCACGCTTAAGTGGAATGACAAGGCCCTGTACAAGAAGTTGATGATGGGTTCTGGCACGGTCTGGGACCCTGCGCCGTTTGAGACGGACCTGGACGTAAAACTTCTGGCTCCCAAGAATGTCCCGACGACTGCGGGCACCATTCCGTATTCACTCCAGATGCTGGCCTCGGCCGTCACTTGGACTCCGCAAAGCTCACCTCAACTAGAAGGCGGTGGTTTCTTATCGCTCCAACTGCAGGGTCAAGCGGTTCTGCCTGCCACTGGTGACTATGCCAGCCTGACCTGGGTGAATGAGTACGCTGCTTACTAGCTTGTTCTAAAGAACGTGGGGGAGTCTAGACTCCCCCACGTTACTATGTCCATATTTCATAGGAGACGCTACAATGGCACTCAAGATTGACCTTCCCACCGAGAAAGTCCTCAAACTAATAAAGGCTGACCCCACTGGTGAAGCCTTTGTCACTATTCGTCAGGCCCGCCAAGCACAACACGAAAAGCGCGGTGAACTCTTCGCCGAAGCCTCACGGGTGTGGACGGAGGGCAATGACCAGTTTGAATTGAAACAGAAAGTCTCAATGGAGGAGGTTCGGCGCACCGAAGTCGAGCTGACCATTGCGGATTGCAACATTGAAGGCCCAGATGGTGAACCGCTGTTCAAGTTTGCCACCAACTCCAACAACACCAAGCGTCTGGCGATGAACTCATTGGCGTTTGCCAAAGCTTGGGGCCTGCTTCCTCCTGAAGTTGCCAACGAAATCCACGAGAAGGTGGTGGAAGTCAACCTTCAGTGGGGGCCAGACGGTGGAAAATAATCGGGGAGATTACCGAGCATATTCAGGACGAGGTGCTTCGATACACCGCTGAACTTGGCCGCTTCCAAGAGAATGTTGGCCCTCTCCCTAAAATCCCCTTCCCGTCCCTGTGGGCGCTCGCTGAACAGGTTGAGAAATTTCACACGCTACCCGAGAGTGGCGGGCTAAATGACCAGTTCTATATGCAAATGGTATGCTTGATTGCATTTATGAATGTAATGGAGTTTTCCAAAGCACAACGCCAATTGAATAAACAGGGGTGAATAACCCCTGTTTGAGATTGTTTCCAAGCGTGCCAAGAAGCATTTTGGCGAATTTCCCCGAAGATTAGATTGGCCCTCAAAAGAATAGCAACCTCTCATCTCCTCCAAGTTGGAGGAGAATGGCGCTGTTGTGCCAAATCTTTGGTAAGCGTAACGAGAGTTCTAGCCATTGATGACCTTTCCGACAAGGGCCATCAGGATAGCCAGGATTCCCATCACGATCACCCACACAAACCCGAAACATATTGCGATGGCAATCATTTCGGGCAACGTAGTTTCCATGTTCATATTTTACTCCTAATGAAACAGATAGCAAACAGAGATTACAAAGGATATGTTCACCCCATCCCCCTCTTTTGAGAGGTTGTATCTGTATGTCTTGGACAACCGAGCGTCTGACAGCGCATCTCGCCCAAAACCCTACAACCGCATTTTCTGAGCTGGCCGAACTTTTTGAGCGTGGTGAGGTACCGCCAACTCTCTACGATGCCGTCTACCAAAGCCTTAACTCGCGGTTGTCTACGGACGCGCATTATGGGGGGTACGAGCAATCACCACGAGTTCAGCAATCTCGCATTCCACAAGTCCCTTTTCGTTTCCAGCCCATTCAAGATGAGGGGATGCTTGAGCCTGATGATGCTGATACAGGCTTTGATGCTTTCCCGTCTACAAGTGACCGTTACAAGCCGACCAGCACCAACGACTTGGTGCGAAAACTTGAAGCCGACTTACGCGCAAAGTTTCCAAGCGCAGATGTTTCCCTGCGTTTGCCACCTCAAAAATCCATGGGCGGGGATGCGTATGCAACGGTCAACATCGCTGGCCAGAACCGAATGGATATGCGTCTCTGGCGCGATTCGACGGGCGGGCTACATTTAGGCGGAAGATCAATCGTATCCGAGCCTGGCGAGACACAGTACGATACTCTGCGTCGGCTGGTATTAAGAGATGTGGGCGCACACTACAAGGCGATGTCTACTCCAGGTCAGACAGAGAGTGGCCCACGATTTGTGGCTGGACAGCGTGAGGGCCAATATGTTGACCCCTTTACCCCACAAAGTAACTACCGACTGGGGCGTATCGCTTCAACCCAATTCTTCCCCGAAACCCAAAATCCTAATGACCGCATCTTCAATAAGCGAAACTTGGTCAATCCTGATCTGAGTGGTCAGTTCGCATCTTCCGATGGCTCGCCACTTGGGACACGGAACCCAAATGATGTCTACGGATTTGATACCGGGCAAATGACTTATCAGGGGATGATGTCATCGCGGGATTCAAGGGGGCGAGTGAGTTATCTGAATTACAAGAAGCCCGGTGATGAGATGAAGATGATGAAACACATGCAAGTCTCGGGCTACCGGGATGTGGGTCGAGGTATGACGGGCGGGAGGCTGAGCGTTCCTGAAATCAATACGCGAATTGTGGAATATGCGCCGGATGGTTCACCCGTTACTGGTCGACAAGCGCAGGTCTTCAACATTCTGTTTGATCCATCCATGCCCGCGGGTATGGGTGTTTCGGTTGGCCAGCAGGTTTCGCTTGAACGGCAGACGGCGTGGCGCACACACGGGATGGCGGGCCAATTCAAGAATGAGCGTTTCTGGCGGGGCACAGTCGGGGGCCGAGATACACCTGTTCCACATTTTGGGCGAAGTACGGGTAGTTGGGATGAGACACAGGTGGGCGCCACTCGGCGGATTGAAGGTGGGATGCGCGACTTCCTCGAAACCGCTGTCCGACAACGAGTGGGTGAGGGGAACTATGGCTTGTTCCACGAGGGGAGCAAGGTCTTTGTGGCACACCACGAACAAAACTATGGATTTGCTCCTCGGGGCTTCCAAGGTTTTGCTGTTTCACCCAATGACTTTTTCAAGAATCCACTGGCAGGTGTTCAGTCAATGATTGAGGGCTTTGGCGCACGCGAGGGGTGGGACCATCCGGCCCTAGCCGCGCTCATTGATCCCTCGACCGGAGCTCCCCAATGGACGGAATCCAACTTGCCCGCTATTCAACAGGCGGCACGCTACATCATTAGTAACTCAGCTAAGACTAATGCGGCTGGTCAACAGGTCATGTCAATGCCATTTGCCAAGACCCTTTCACGTTCTGGTGCTTGGCCATGGTCAACCGGAAAGGTGTCAATGGAAGTTGCCATGCGTATGGCAAAGACTGACCCGCGTTCATTTTCTCAACTGAGTCGCCAGAGTATAGGCAAGCAGGATATTTACGGCGAGATCATCAACGCTGGGGCAGTCATGTCCGGTGCTCCCAATATCACGCCTCGGCGCGGGATTGATTTAGACGCCTCCCAACTACCAGAGGCCGCTCTGTCCAGTGCCTTACAGGGACACGCTGGATCGGGAACTCCTACGCCACATGAATTCCTGGATGGTCTTGAATCGGCCATGGGCTTTCTGGGAGAGATGAACGGGGCAAGCAAGGCTGACATGCGCCATCAGGCGCGGTCGCCACTTATGATGACCTATACTGAGAACGGTGTGAAACAATCTCTCCCCTTGCCATCTGTTCGCAACCTGCGCTATGCCTTGGGAGGCGGGATGGGAAAAGACTTGGCCAATGACGATGGTTTTGTTGGCCTGGAAAATGACAGTTCCACTTATGCTACCAGCGCCTTGGAGATGTTGATGCTCAAGGCGACGGGTCAGGAAGTGCCCATTGAACTGGTACAGAAGCATCGCGCTTCTGTGGCAGAAATGTATGGCTCAAAGGGTACACACAAGGCGCTGACATCCTTCTATCCCAGGAACGCCACCGGTGGTCCGGTATCTGCGCTTCCGGGCGTTCAGGATGTTCCAATTAACGAGATGCGGTTGGGAGATGCCCAACTCATGCGAATGTTCAAAGTTCGGACACCCCCGGAACTTCTGGCGCTTAAGAGTTACCTGCGCGAAAACAACGTGGGGGCTTACACCTGGCGCAACCCCAACATTTCGGATGCCAACCTGCTCAATTTGCGAGTGACACCCTCAAATCTCCCCGACGGGATTTTGTTGAACAAAGAGGTTCAGTCTATCAACATCGGCGACTTTGACCCGGATGCGTCTGGCATTTCGGGTATTGGCGCATTGAGTGTTCAGCGGACTGGCCGCGCATTTGTGGTCCGGGCCAACGGCATTCGGCCAGGGATGAGTTCGGACGAGGTTGTAAATCGCCAGAAACTCATGGACGAGAAGTTCTCTGGTCTCGGCACCCAAGAAATCAACAAGTGGGCCAAAGATGCGCGGGAGTGGGGATTTGATAAAAGTACCGGCAAATATGACTTTGAGAGATTGAAGACCTCTATGCTGGGGATGGTTGACAAACTGGGAACCTTTGGACATACAACTCCCGAGGCGGTTCAGAAGGCTTTGGCCGAGACGCTGGAGTACAAGGCGGGTATGGGCAAAGAGTTCAACTTTGGGCGCGTGCTGTCTGTTCTATCGGGCGGACAAGACCAGTTCAATCAGGTTGTACTTCCGGCTTATCAAAAGATGCTGGATAGCGAAGCCTTTTCGGGGGCCTTTGAGAAACTCGTGGCTGTGCGTGACCGGATGCAACCGGCTACAGCGGGCGTAGCGCCCAAGCCGGGCGAGAAGGTTTCGGGCATTATGACCAAGGCTGCTGGTGGTGGCCGAAATGCGGGTATGACCGATGCGCTGACAGCGCTGATGACGGCTCCCGAGTTTTCTGACGCCTCAGCTCTTGTTCCACTGGTTATTAATGACCCACAGAAACAAGCGTTCTTACGGACACAACTCGCCAAGGCGCAGGGGATGGATGCCTCGAAGAAGGCGGGTTGGATTGCCAATTCAATGGGAATAGTCCTGGGCCGTGATCCATGGGGCGAGGCGGGACAGTTGGGAACTTTACCAACGGCTATCAAAGCCATGGCGGCCGCGCGCTGGAAGATCGAGAAAGCGCCCTTAGGAGACAAGGACGCTGATTGGGCCGAGTTTGGGATGCGCCTCCATGAAACGGTGCGCTTTTATAGCGGCAAGCCTGAACCGGGCGAGAACAGGATTGACCTGCCCAACACCTTGGCCAATATGATTGTAGCGCCACAGGCGGAGGACTTCCTTCAACGATTTGGGAGGTTGACCGGAATGGCGATCAATCCTCGCGCGACTGGAGATTATCCCGTCAAGGGCGAGACAATGTTCGGCCACAATACGCTGGCAACTTGGGCCAAGAAGTTGAACTTTGCCATTCCCAAATTATCCAATGCCTCACTGGGAAATCCAGACAATTTACTCTTAGCCAAAATTATGCCGACCGAGGCCAAGCATCTTCGCAACCTGGAGAAGATGTCACCGGATGAGGCTAGACGAATGGTGTCGGAGGCCGAGAAGAAGGTGGGTGGTGGGGCAGAGCGTTTCCGTCAGGGCCAGTCGTTTATTAATCCGGCTCTCTACGACCCGACTGACCCTAATTTTATTCCAAAGGTGGCTCAGGCAACGGCATCGTATTCTAAATACGCTATGAAGGAGCAGGCCGAACAAAACGCTCTAAACGAAATGAATCTGGGTCCACAACAAACGACCCGGATGATTCAGGCCCTTAAGAGTCTGACCGAAACAGGTGACTTCTCAACGATGGACTTGATGGGCATGAGGGGGGCCGAGGGGTCGTTTGCCCGCGATAGCGTTCCCCTTAAGGCATTCGATAAAATTCGGGGAGCCCTCCAGGCACCGGGTCGTCTGTCCGAGCCGAGTGTAATGGGCTCGCTAAAAAATATCGTTTCTTCCATCGATCCGTGGAAATTATCCGACGATAGTGGGGAAAAGGCGTGGTTCTTGGAACACGGACCGGAGGCGCTGGGCGATACGGAAGAGAGCGTCAAAAAGAGCTTTGCCGATTATCGGGCTGGCAAAGCAGGCGGCGGACCGGGTGGGGCCAAGACAGCCAAGATGACTCTGGCTCAAGCGGGAGAAGCCTTTGCGAAGGCAGACATGGGCGGGATGATAAAGGAATCCACAGAACTGACGGCTACTTTTAGAAACATGCGCGAAACCGGAGAACGGCTAAATTATGTGCAGGCCCGACAGCTCAAATATCAGGACCGGCTTGTGGATTTAACAGAGAAGCAAGGAAAATTTCTCGAAAAGCATGGTGTCGGGGTCGGGGTCATGGCCGATGTCGCAGGGGGGAATTTGGATTTTAGCAAAGACGCCTATCCTTCTGCGGCTAAAGCAATTGAGATGCGACTGGGGGCTGTCTCACCCCAAGTGGCTGAGAAGTACCGTGAGATGGAAATGGAGCGTCGTCAATTGTTTTTGGGTGCCACCACTGGCACTCGCTCGGATGCCTCTAGTCTCGAGAGATTTGCCAAGCGCCTGAGCGATGCGGGTATTTTGAGTGGTGAGGCGGTGTCACAAGCGGAAGCGATGTCCGACCGTTCTCCACTAGCCCAACTTAATCGCACGAGTCAGGCGCTAATGTCGGCGCAGTACCTCCCGTGGACCATGCAGCAGGTCACAGCTCCCGCACTAGAGGCATTGTCTGGCCAGTCTCAATCTAACACACGCATTGGACAGGCACTGGCCGGTCTTGGTTTTGGGGGAACGGGACTGGCCACATCACGCTATGCTGGTCAGTTTGCACAAGCGCAAGCGGGGGTTCAGTACGCAATGGCCAACACATGGGGCGATGTAGTCAGTGGTGTATCTGGGATGGGCGGAAACAATATGGCCTCGGTTATTGGTGGAGTTCTTGGCCCTGGCGTTGGGATGGGTATTGCGACGGGCATGTTGACCGCGCCAATACTGGGCCCACTTGCTATTCCAGCTGGAGTTATCGCGGGAGGAGTTACGAGCAGTATTGGCGCAATGAGTGCTGCCTCGCACTATGTAAAGAGTCCCAAAGACTTCAACGAGATGCTCTATAACACCTACGGTGGCGACAAGGGTATTGGACAGTTGAGCTTGGGAGATGCACTGGGGGGCGGAGTAGTTGGGCAGTGGTTGTTTAGCCAATCGGCGGGCGCGCAACAAATGGTGGGTGAGGAGACGCAGGTGGCGGCGGGGATGTCGCAATTCGATTTGGCGGGAATGTCGTATGAGGATCGTGCGCGTTATATGCGTCAACGGGCGGTAACGGGCGTTGGTGGATACGAATCCACGATGGCTCGCTTGGGTGTGGACGAAGATGTAGCCGTGGGCATCTCTACCCGTCTGGCACGAGCCCAGAATTATATGCAGGGCCCAGATGCTTGGCGTGGCCCTGGCAAGGGAGGCGAAGAATCCCCAGTAGAGTTTTGGAAGGGGACTGAGGAAAAAATTCTCCGGGCTATGCAGGCAGGCGTCGACCCCGAACAGTTCGCAGAACAACTTCAGGCCGGACTTGGCGGCAGCATGGATACGGCCTATCAGAAATCCTATGCCGCTCTTGAAAAATACACACCCGAACAAATGAGGGCGGCTTCGCGCGGCTTGGGGATGGAGAATTTATTGGCGATGGAGGGTCAGGAGGTGAACTTTGACCGAGCAATTCGGTCCGGCGAATTGGCTGGTCGAGATAAGTTTATTCATGGTTTGGTAGAAAGTATATTTGGGCAATTAGAGGAGGGACTAGCAGGCGGATTCAAGTGGAGCGGAATAACTGAATTTACCAAGCAGGCCGATCTTGGAACAGCAGAGGGTGATGCGACCGCCTATGGTTTGGGTCGCCAAGGAATGGTGCAACGAGGCCGCTTTGAATCTATCCGTTCAATGCTGGAAGGACAGGGGCTTGCGAATGTAGATAACTTTTCCAATCTCTTAGCCGAGGACCCCCAGCGGGCCGGCCGCTTTGGCCAGCTATTTCAGGCTTCGGCGCTTGACCTGGGTGGTGCGGGAGCCAAGTCCTACGCTCTAGCCATGTCTGGTGCTTCGAGTTATCAGCGCAGTCTGGGCGAGAATGTTCGGGGTCGCTTAGGACAGTTTATGGGTGAGCAGGGGGCCGCCGACCTAGCCGTTGCGATGAGGAATGCCACTCCCCAAGAAGCTCTCATCGCCCAGGGTGTATTGTCAGGCAATGCCAATGCGATGAGTATGGCGGGCGCTCAAATGGGTGGGCCAGGCTCATGGGTGACCAACCAGACGGGTGGGCGGACCGGCTCGGCAGGTATGAGCCTATTCACCAATAGCATTTTGAGTGCTGGTGGGCAGGTCAGTCCGCTGATCGCGGGGTCATTCAAGAATTTCTCTGCTCCGGTTCAGGCGGCCCTAGTGGGTCAGGGCAAGCCAAATGCGGTTGGCCAAACCTATGGTGGTATGTGGGGGCTGCAGGATTATATGAGTGACTTGTCATACCAGTCACAAGCGGCCTCGTCTGGTATCTCGGCTCGAGGCGTAAAGATTGGGATGGCCTTTACGACAGGACAGGGACTGGGTGCTTATGCTGGGAGTGCAGTTTATAAACCTGGCGAGGCTTTACCCTGGTCCATCAATGGCGGCACCGCCTCGGCCATTCAGGAAGGCCGTGGAATGTGGGCCTTACAGGATGAGTCAACCCAACTCCAACGGACTCAGGCGCAAGGTAATCTAGCCTTCTCTCAGCGCGGACTAGAGATGCGTGGCCGACAATTCCAGGCTGGCTGGGACTTCAACCGTGCCCAGGCTGTGACACAACAGGGTTGGCAACAAGAAGATTTCTCCTTCCGGGGCCAGCAGGTCAACCTTCAACGGGGCTATCAGTTAGAGGATTTCTCCTTTGGTCGGATGCAAAGCGCCCAATCACGCAACTGGCAATCACAAGACTTTGCCTTCCAGCGCGGTCAAAACCAACAGCACTTTGGTTGGGCGATGGAGGATATTGATGAGGACATCCGTTTCTCGACGGGCCGGGATCGGCGTCAACTTGAAAGGCAAAAGAAGCGCACCACCCTTGACCACAACGCCGAGGAGACACAGCAAAACAAAGTTGAGTCACGACAGCGCAAGTTGTGGAAGGATGAGGATGACCGCTACAAGACTGAAACCGTCCGGGCGGCGGAACAATTCAAGACCCAGGTGGAGCGTCTAGCGGTTGAACAGAACCGGTCAGAGGAAATGTTCAAGCTCTCGATGCAACGCATGGACATGGAAAAGGGAAACTTCTATGAAAATCAGGCGTTAGAGTCTGACCGGATTGCGGCACAGCGGGGCTGGCTGGCGGAGAGCGAAGCGATTGAGGATGAACAGCGAAACCTGGAGCGCACGCATTGGAAGCTCCAGCAGGAGAACCAGCTGGCGGGTATTGGTTCCGGTCTACACTATGCCAAACTAATGAAAGATGCCCAAGCGGCCGCCACAGAACTTGGCCGAAAACAGGGCGAGAACGAAGCTGGCCTGCGCTATATGATGGACACCTCGGCCAAGTTCTACAATGGCGTCGGTGACTGGCTGTGGAATATGTTCCAGTGGCTGGGTAATGCCAGTCTGGAAGATGCCGCGAATGTGGCTCACCCACCGAACTATGTCCCGCCCGCTACGGGTGGTAGTTCAAATAGTGGCGGCGAAGAGGCTATTCCAGTTGCTTCGGGCCGTCAGTTCTTGGCAACCAAAAACCAACTGCTTCGAGTAGGCGAGTATGAGGATGAATATGTTTCGATTTACCCCCTGAATAGTCAACCCCCTGACCTTCCCCGCCCTGGTTCCTCCAAGTTGGAGGGAAATGGCGGATATGGCGATGTTTATGTTATTCTGGACGGTGATCAGATTGCGGCCAGGATTGAGCGGCGGCAAGCTAAGACGCTTCGTCGTCAGAGCGCGCTCTAACAAAAATCCCTCCAACTTGGAGGGATTGGGTAGAGTTATTTTGATCTTGGTGGATGTCCTCTCTCTACCGCCTGCTTGGGGGGGACAGAACCCCCATTGACCCAGTGAGCCAGAAATCTCTCAACCACCGTAGATAGTGGCAGGCCAGTTTCCTCTGACTTTGCTCGTGCCGCATCCAAGATGTCGGGGTCAAGGGTTGTCGAAAATGGAATTCTCACTCGGGTAGGCATATGTGTCATTATGCACTAACATACAGGTTTTGTCAATGAAACTCATTGTGTGTCTTGACACACAATGATGTGTGTGATACTATGGGCAGATTATCGGCCAACCCATACAGGAGACAAACATGAAGACTACTTTTACTGCCGAGGCTTCTTTTGCCCTGGGCGACACAGGACTCCAGCACTTCAGAGAGTGGAACTCATCGCGGGAGATAAGCGAGTTGCAGACGGCTCGCCGCCATTTCGACTTGGCCCGCCAGACGTTTCCGAAGAAGGGCGTACCTCTTGCTGACCGAGACTTCCCGAAGTTATGGGAGGGGATGGCGCTGTTATGCGCCATCCTGGGTGAGAATGATGAGTGTTCTAGCCGTGCATAATTTTTCCAAGCAAGGCCATTGCGCCCACAATAGCGACGAGCGAAATTAGAAGAACAAAGCCCATACATAGGTATGGCATGATTGTTTCCATGTTCATATTTTACTCCTAATGAAACAGATAGCAAACAGAGGCTGAGATGGTTGAGATACTCACTCAAAATACTCCGTTTACCTTCTTGATAGATGATGAGGATGCGGATTTATGCGAACTTGTATGGTGTCCATACACATCAAATGGACTGCACATTTACGCGATTACACAAAGATACGAGATGGGCAAGAGGAGAAAGAAATCTTTGCACCGTCTTGTTATGGAACGTATGTTGGATCGAGGGCTTCTGAGTTCTGAGAAGGTTGACCACAAAAACAGAAATACCCTTGATACCCGCCGTGACAATCTCCGTCTAGCAACCCAATGCCAGAATATGCAAAACAGACGAGGACGACAGCATACGATTAGCGGTTACAAAGGCGTATATCTGAATAACAAGGCGTGGCAGGCAAGCATTACCGCCAACCACAAGTACCATCATCTCGGTGTGTTTAATACGCCCGAAGAAGCCGCTCGTGCTTATGATATAGCCGCCCGCGAACTACATGGTCAATGGGCCGTCCTCAATTTCCCCGACCAAGTTTCCGAGGCTCCTCAGAAGAGGAACTCCACAATTCCTTCCAACAACACCAGTGGCTACAGAGGTGTCTCTTGGGCGGGTGGAAGAAACAATGCTTGGAGATGTGGCATTGAGAAAAACGGAAAGAACATCTTCTTGGGCCATTTCACCGACCCCGTTAAGGCCGCCCACGCCTACGACGCCATGGCCAAAGAATTACGTGGCTCAAAAGCAAAATTGAACTTCCCCAAAGATTAGCTTTGCCCCAAGATACAGACTACAGATGAATAGCAATCGCTAAACTTTCTATAGGAAAGGACTGTTTCTGTGGCCGCGTCCACACTCGCGTATTGTCGGTTTCGCAATTCAACCAGCACTTTGGATAAACGCCTGAGGGTCTTGGCGGGCCCTTTGCCGATTCAGTCCAAGATACAGACGGTCACCCGCGCTCTAACTGGGGATGCTGATGTGCAGTACGGGCCGATTGTGAAGCGGTGGCAAATGACCGTCAAGTTGCGCCACACGGAGCTGGACTCAAACTATGGCACGCGGGCCGACTTAGAGAGCTTCTTCGCTTATAGCAATCCCAACGGTTCACCTTCAACCATCATCACCTTTTTCTCCAACGTGGACACAGACGGTGACGGGATCGGAGATAGTGTAAGTATTTTCCTCACCGGCGACCTTTCAGTAGAAAACGTGACCTATAACTTAACGGGCACACTCGCTTGGTACTACATCACTATTACCTTTGAGCAGACCGTATGAGAACTATAAGCACTACTCTCAAAGATGCAGGACTGGCCAATCATCGCTATCCATTAGCGCGCGTAACTGTGCGGAACACGCTAATGGATTGGGATTTCTTTGCCATTACTCCCAGTAATCCTTTTGGTCTTCCAGGCGACGAGGTGACCACACTGGGAGAGCGTTTTTGCTATGGAGACAGTTTGGCTACTCAGGCGGGCACGATTCTACGCGCCTATACCGGAACGGTGGGTCTGCACGTCCAGCGCGTGGTCACGCCCAGCACTGCCTCCAACTGGACAGTGGCTTGGACCAACTTGGCCACTACCACTCAAAACTACTGTAATCCAGGACTCATTCAGGCGACCAATGGAACGATCTATCTCTATTATGCGAGTGGACAGTTCCTTAACTTCAAGACTTCGGTGGATGATGGGGTCACATGGAGCGCACCGACTGTTGCCGTGCTCTTGAATCTTGCTTTTGGAAGTTCGTCCTACACGATTGCGCCTGTGGCCGTCTCGGCCACCACCGCCGAGCTGTATGTCTGCTCAATCTATGGATGGGCGGTACGTGTTGAACGGGTGGTATTGGCGGGCGGGGTATGGAGCACTTCGGAGATGCCGCGCCGCATTTATGGCACTACGACCTTTCCTCCATTGGCGACGGGAGCAGGCTTCTATAGCACCACCTTCTTTGATGCTGTGCCGTTGCCTGACACAGACGGATTGGCAAAAGGCGGCGCATTGATCATTTACAGTCAGGGCAACACGAATCGTCATTATGCGGTGTCGTGCTATCAGGGCAACTGGGGCGATCCGCGTCCCATCTTCCCCGACGAATATACCAAGTTTTACCCTTGTCGGGCCTCAATTATCAATGGCAAAATTGTTTTGACGGCTCGTATTAAGCGGGACAACCAGAATGGGTACTCACCCGAAATGGAAGTTTTGTTACACTCCCCCAACGGTGTTGATTGGACCGCCCTGGATCGGGATAGTTTTATTGAGTTTGGCCTGCCCATCACAGCCACAGAAATCAAGGGCAAGATACACCAAGTTGGAAATTATCTCTACTGTGTGGGGATGGTGCGCGTCTATCGGACGGACACCACAACTATTCTGGACGAGACTGGTGACAATGCAACACGCAAACTGGTGGTGCCAAGCGCAGATGTTCTGGAAATCACCCACAATTCACCAGGGACAGGTACTTCGCCTTCGGGCACCTTGGCGCTGGCCAACGGCGATGGCACTTATCTCAATCATGCTATCGTGAAGAAGGGTTCGGAAGTCCAGATTGAACTGGGCTATAAAACTACAGCGGGTGACGAATATGTCACTGTTTTACAGGGTGTCATTGGTGGTGTGGAACGCGCGACCAGTGCTGGCCAAGAGACGCTGAGACTTGACCTGCGTGACCGTTTGTTCACACGCCTTAAGGATTATAAGTCGCCAGTCTATCGCGCGCTCAACAGCCAACTCAAACACTTTGACCCTTGCGATTTGATGGACAGTCTATACGTCGTCCACGGAGACTCGTGGATTGCAATGGCCGCGAATATGGCGGGTGGGAATACGGGTTTTGAGGCTCCGTTGTACAACGCCGAGTGGTCACAGTACGATACGGGGGCAACCGGCACTTACGGTTTCAATCCAGACCAATACTACAGCGGCAGTTACTCCATGCGGATTTCCAAGACAGGTGGGGCTACTACTGCCAATTTTGGGGTGTCGCGGTCACTTCCGGCTGTCCTAAAAGACACCGCCTATACCATTGAGGTCAAGATACACATCACGGCGATTGCAGGCGGAGCCAAGACGATAAGATTAGAGGCAGGTGGTAACTGGGGTGTGGCGGGTGCGGCGGCCAGCGTAGTGGTAGATCAGACGGATGTGACTACTGAATGGGCCACGCTTTCGACAGGATTTACGCCGAGTGTAGACTCGGCCACTGGTAACTATGTGCGGATTTTCTTTGACGACGCCTCAACCGGCACTTGCTATATTGATGACCTTAGCCTGATCCCCAATGTGAGTGGCACGCTTAACTATAGTTCTCAGACGGTAGATGGGATTGCGTTCTCAACCTCCCCGAATGAGACCGAGGACTTCGACATTAGCGCCAAGGTTTCGTTTCGGGGCACAGTGACGGCCGAATCTTCCAGTGTTGGGCTGATTGGTTTAGGAGTAGACAACAAGAATTTCCTGGTCTTTCGCATCACGAAGGGCACGACCAACAATCTCCTGTTTCAGAGATGCCGGGATGGGATTTACACCTCCATCGCTATTGCCTCAGCAACAGTCAGTGTCAACGTGAATTACCGTATGCGTTTTGTGCATACAGGCGGAAAATTCCGGTGTTACTTGACCACCGACGCCACGACACTAATGAATTGGGGGTTGCCCAAGATTACTCAGGATTGGGTAGACTCCACTCTTCCGGGTGGACAGTCGCTACAATTGATTTGTCCGAGTGACAATGGCAAAGGGAAGGTAGGCGTATTTGCCCGGATTGCGCCGCTCAATTTTTATTCTTACGGCTTGGACAAAATGTCCAACACTATTGCTCTGCGTGTATATGGGGATTCGCGCTGGAGCGAGGTTCCGTCATCCGGTTATGTTCAGATTGAAGACGAGGAAATATACTACGGGGCTAAGACGACTTACAGTAACGTGCCCGACATGAACGACACCGGTTTTGCCTGGGCCGCCGAGCGACTTCCGGGTGAAGTCTGGTTTCCACAAGCGATTGAGGGCTATGACCATCGTGTAGACCTAAAGGTCACCACACCCACCAATCCAAATGACGAGGTTTTCGGCTACAAGAACTATGCAGTCACCTTTCCTGAGTGCGCCATTCCGGGCATCACCTATCGGATTGACCTGACGACTTACGCCCTGCCGGGCCAAAATATTGAATATCCAGCCGGAGCGACCCTGCGTGTTCACTGTGCCTCTAACATTCCAGACGTTGCCGAGAGCCCAAGCCGACGTATCTTTGGGGACCCCGAAACTATGACGGCTAATATCGCGCCCTGTCTCTATAATTGTGTGCGGGGATGGGGTGACACCTCTCCGGTCGCTCATCCCGATCAGGCTCTCGCCTTTACGTTTTGTGATGAGTTTGTCCAACTTGAATCTTTCATGGCGTTGGACTATGTGCCAGACGAGAACATTGAGAGCGTCCTGACACGGACGACCTATATGGCTGGTGCGCGTTTACCGACCTTTGGCTCTGCCTATTCTTTGACTTCCAGCACATCCACAAGCGCCATTCAGGCCGCCAGCCTTACCCGCAAAGACTTTACCGCTCATTTTACTTCGGCCCCTATTGCAACGGGAAATTGGGTGTCGCTCCGCTTCCGGGCCAACTCCAATTCAACAGGGTTGGTAATGCGGATTGAAAACACCTCCGGCACATATTATTGCCGGCTCTATCAGAACACCGATTTTACCAATTATGTGGAGTCGCACACACTTCCCACGGATATCATTGGCGCATCAAGTTTTGTGCTGATCCGGGTTGTGGCCACGGGAAACTTCATCACGGTCTATGTCAACAATGCTCATGCGGCAACCTTTTACACGACTCTCTTTAATGCCAGCGCACTCAACTACATCTATTTTCAACAGGCGACTGGCACGCTCTACAATCTGCGGGTGCCCGAACTAGATATGCGCCGGGATGGTTTTAGCATTGACAATGATGTGGCCGGTCTACAACTGATTGGCAATGCGATTCAGGATCGACCTATCAAGTATTTCTCTAAATCAGGAGGAAGCCTGTACTTTTCGGTATTTGACACGCGTGATGTGCTGAACACGCTCACTACTACGACCCTGCGCGACTCCGATTCGGAGAACATTACCGAGGCGGTATCGTTCCTGCGGATTTATGCGGATGAGATTGTAGAGGTGATGGACCCAGGACTGATGGCGGACTACGGCTTTGTGATGGGTATCCGGCAGATGTCGCGGTCAACGGCCGCTCAGGCGGCGGATATGGCTACCCGTATGTTTAGAGAGATCAAGGAGAGCATTGAGACGCATGGCATGGAGGTTGGGGCAATCCTCAACATTGAGAATGAGGATAAGGTTGTCATCTCGTACACTCTGGTAGCCACCAGTCGAGCGGTATTAAAGACCGTCATCGTCAATGGCTACGATTTCACGTTTTCACCCGGAAATCTAAGCCTGACCATTGGCTCAAGGAAGTTTATCTCGTGATACAAATTGAAGAACTGCGCCGTATTATTCATGCCGAACTTGACCGCCGCTACGACATAGGCAAGGTGGAGGCGGTGGGGCTGAACACTATCCGTATCCGACTTCAATCTACCGGGAACATTCTCGACAATGTGCCGGTGATTGGTGGGGCCCAAACGGTAGCGGCGGGGGATAAAGTCTACCTGCTCCGCTTCCGGGATGGTTCGATGGTGGGAGTGTCGGGGCGCAGTTCGGCGGCCGCACTCACTCAGGCCAGTGCGTCCATAGTCGCTACCCACGCGCATGACAATCTTTACTATACCGAGACCGAAATAACCTCACAGTTGGCGCTCAAGGCTGACCAGACCCATCAACATGACACAACCCATTTGGAGGCCGAGACGGGTTCAATTGGCGGGTGGGAGATTGACTCGGACCGGATTTTCCAGCGCAACTCGGAACTGAACAGTGATGGTTGGATTGGCTTTGGTGAAGCGCCACCTGACCAGTACGGCAATCTGGCGGGTGTCTGGCTGGGTTGGGACCCAATTACCGACAAGGCCAAACTCTCCCTATTCTCTAGTGTCAACAGCTATCTGCAATGGGATGGCGACAAGTTGCTCATCAAGGCCACCAACTTTACGTTGGACACCAATGGCAATATCACGGCGACGGGCGGGACGATTGGTGGGTGGACGATTGCATCGGATCGATTGGTAAAGGACACTGGCATAAATGCGACCAGCGCCGGATTGGCGCCTTTGGATTATCCCTTTTACGGGGGCGCTACTTACGCTAACCGGGCGACAGCTCCGTTCAGAGTTACCCCGACTGGAGATCTGTATGCGACGACCGGTTTCTTTCTGGGCACACTCAAGGTCGGGGCCGGGAATCCGGCGATTGACATTGATGGGGCCAACAAGCGCATTCGCACCAGCACCTTCTTGGCGGGCTTACAGGGCTTCAATTTGGATGGAGTGACGGGCGACGCTGAGTTCAACAATATCAAGGCGCGCGGCGCATTCACGGTTTCAACCTTTACAACCAACTCTATCCAAGCGACGGGCGGCACCAGCATTGTGGCCAAAGCGGTGGGAGTAGCGCGGGCTGACTTCACAACCGTTGATGATACTTATTGGAACGGCCTAGAGGGTCACTGGAAATTGGAGGAGACAAGCGGAGCGCGCGTGGATGTTAACGCCGTCAACGCGCTGGATTTGACTGACAATAACACGGCGACCAGCGCGACTGGCAAACAGGGGACGGCGGCGAGTTTCGACTCGGGTAGCAGCGAATATCTATCCATTGTTGACAATGCGCCGCTTTCGTTTGGAGATGTGGATTTTACCATTGGGTGCTGGGTATACTTGTCGTCGAAGGCATCATCGCGCGGGCTGGTGTCAAAGTGTAATGGGAGTGGGGCCTCGGCGACCGAGTATTCGCTTGAATATGATAGCGCGGGTGACCGCTTCCAGTTCCGGGTTTCCAATGGCACCACCCAAACAATCGTTGTGGCGAATGTGTTTGGTTCACCTGCTATGTCTACTTGGTATTACATCTTCGGTCAGCACTATGCTGGGATAGACCAGATTGCCATTAAGGTAAATGGCCTCGCAGACGCCACCGCGCATACGGTAGGGGCTCAGGACAGCACTAAGGCATTTGAGATTGGGCGTACCAATGGGTCGGCCTATATGAATGGGCGGATTGATGAAGTGTCGGTCTGGCGACGGGCTTTAGGTGACGCAGAGTACACCGTTCTTTATAACTCTGGGAGTGGCAAGGCTTGGCCGTGGGACCTGTCGGCTGTCAATGTAGACGTGACTGACCCAGATGGGATCACCCATGCGACAGCCGGAGCGTTGTGGACAGTGGGGGATGTGGTGTACATCAAGGACCCGGCAACGGGCGCATTTTGGGGATTAGTGGTCGGCAAGGTAGACCAAACGACTTACTGGAGGCTCGGCATAGCTAAGCGGTCACCCGCTATTGGCACGAACTATACCTTCCGCAAGGGTGTCGCCATAGTGAACTATGGTCAGTCGGGTGCGGGGGTGATATCGCAGTCAGCGGATGGCGCAATTGGAGCGGCCCCTAATCTAAGTATGGTGACACACTTAGGAGCGCCCTGGGCAATTCAGGCCTTGCGCGCGCGGCTGGGAAATCTAAATGGTTCATACGATTACGTTTCTGATACTTATGGCATTGGTCTGGGTGAATATGGCACAGGAAAGACCAGCCTGACAGTAGATGTAATCAATGGCCTACGTATCCTTAATGGTGCTGGTACACGCATTGGGCAGTGGAGGGCTAATGGTGATATTCTGGTAGGCAGGGATGTAAGCGCACCGGCGACTACCAATCTGGCCATTTTCAATATAGCCCAGACCTACAATTCCGAGAGCATGAGTTCTGGAGATGTTCTGATTGGAGATAACACATCCGCCAAGCCAAATCTAAAGATTACCCCTTTGGGACTTAGACTTAGGACGGGAACGACCGTCGCAATTGACCTTCAAGCGGATGGCGATGTGTTCATTGGCCGAGATATTGCCACCCCGTCCTCTACCGCTCTAGTGATCTTCAACAACGCACAAACCTACAATGGAGAAGCCTCGGTCTTTGCGGCGGGCGATATTTTGATTGGGGATAACTCGGCCAGCAAAGCCAATCTATTCTGGGACCAGAGTTTGGGGAGGTTCAACTTCCGGGGTGGGACGACTACACAGGCTTATATTGATACTTCTGGTTACATTATCGCTGGTGGGGATAGTATTCGAATTGGCAACACAGGTTTGGAAATCCTGGTTGGCAATTTAGCTTACGAAGACGCTAAGGCGCTTAGGTTTGTCGACACTCTAGGTGGGGTGACCAAGACCTTCCTACAGACCCACAGTTCTTCGGCGGGCGTCGCCACTTATGCCGGTCAACTTCTACACGGCCCTATGTCGTCAGGTCGGCCCGTTTCGTCTCTACAGATTCAGTCTGCTGGCGAAACATCGGCTAACAGTGGAAAAGGCCTGCTTGAGCTACTCGCTTCCTATAGTGGCGGCGCAACCCCTGTCTCGCTTGTGCTCCATTGCGATTCGGCGGGTGCTGGAGCGGATGTTAACTACCTGACTCTTACAGGCGCTGGCCTAGTCGTAGGCACTGCGCCTACAACAACCGTTCCCGAAGGAGTCATAGACTTTCGGGAAATCGCAGCTCCAGCAAGCCCACCAGCCAACTACGTTCGCCTGTTTGCTGATTCAACTCAGTCCTGGCCTTATTTCATTAACGATGCGTCCAGGACGGTGCCGCTCGGACAGCCGCGTGTTGGGCTGATCCACTCGGCGGCGCATCTGGGAGTAGGCGTTACTCTTGGTTCATTCTCAAACAATGGTTTCATCCAATATTTAGACAATGGGTTGGATTCAATCACAGACTGGAACATTTCTCTACCGCGTGGTTGGTCAGGTCGCACGCTGACAGTTAAGATATGGTGGTCGCCATCTACCACCGATACTGGACAGTGCAACTTTGTGGGCGAGGTGCGGCGGCTCGTGAGCGGAACAGACTTGCCAGGCTCGGCGACTGCTTCTGTAAATCTATTTGTCTCTGGCCCGGGTGTGGTCAACCGGGTAGGAACTAATAGTGGCACGATGTCACTTTCAAGTTTCTCCGAAGGTGATGCGGTTGGATTCCGTCTCTTTCGGGATGGTAATGTGGCGGGGGACACCTTTGCTGGCACGGCGCAGGTTAGTGCGGTTGAGTTGAGCGTGGTGGGGTAGACCCTTTCTTTTTGCCCTATTATATGAATAATTGTTCACAAGGAGATAAACTGATGCCTGACTTTCCCCCTGATATTCCCGTCATTGATGTTCCCTACGATGCTTTTCAAGAGGGCTATGCCATTCTGAGGCTGGTTCCGGTGCCTCCGATTATTTCGCCGCCTGCCCCGATTGTTCTGCCACCCAGAATAGGACTTGGCCTGGATGTATCAAGGCATCAGGGTGTGATTGATTGGGACAAACTGGCCCAAGCTAATCCAGCGTTTGTCGCTATCCGGGCCACGCTGGGCATTACGGGCCTGGACACCCAATTTAAGCGCAACTGGGCTGAGGCTAAACGAGTAGGTATCCCCCGACAGGCGTATCACTATCATATTGCCGGCACAAAAGGCGTCACCCAAGCCGACTGGTTTTCCTCCAACTTGGAGGGGGATAGGGGTGAGTTGCCTCCGGTATGGGATGTGGAGCCTCGCAAGGTTGGTGAGGGTTATGAGACGATTGACCAACGCGCATACACTAAAGAACTTGGTCTGGCGCTATTTCACCTAGAGGAATGGCTGGACGGGCGCACTCAACCTATCTTGTACACGAATGGCTGGGCTTGGAACTACTGTACTGGAGGTGAGGACTTCTCGGCCTTCCCACTGTGGGTAGCGGGCTACAATGAAATCGGGCCCAGTCTCTTTGGCCAATGGAATAAGTGGCATACCTGGCAGTATTCAGCTGGCGGGCGTGTGCTTGGGATTGCGGGCAATGTTGATATGAATGCGCGTGGAGGTCTACCACCCAAGTGGGCCTTCCTGTCTGGCAAGCGCCGAAAGCCTATTCTTCAAAATTTCCCGGTTTGTGACAAGCCGCATGGAAAAGAAATCAATGTCCTACGAAACGTCACTTGGGAATGTCTGATCTCGCGTATCACGCTGGATGGCTGGATTCAAATTAGTGCGACCCCTGACTATTGGGTGTCCGCATCCGTATTTGTGTAAAGGAAGTGTTCTGTGGCTGATAATCTTACGACCCAAACGACTGTCTCAACCGTACCCTCCGGGAGCAAGATCGCTACCCGGCAAGTAACTTATTCGGGTGATGCGAGTGTTCATATTGCGCCAGTGGGCCTGGTTGAATTTTCGGGCACGGATGATGCTAAGACTGTAACCGATGTTGCCATTGGCGCCATCACGGGCGCACTGACTGAAACGGCTCCAGCTTCCGACACAGCTTCCAGCGGCCTTAATGGGCGCCTGCAACGCATCGCTCAACGTATTACCAGTCTGATTGCGCTTCTTCCTGTCAGTCTGGGGCAGAAAACCAAAGCGAATGCACTAGCTGTCACACTCGCCAGTGATGAAGACATCATGCACACGGAGGATTCCGCCCATGCGTCAACTGATAAAGGGGTGGCGGTTATGGGTGTCCGTAAAGACGTGCCAGCATCGTTGCCATCGGCTGATGGTGAATATACTCTGCCCATCTTTGATGCTCTCAATCGGCTCTACATCTACGAGGGTGATACACCCTCGGTAAACGCTAGCTTTACTCGGCCAGCCAATACAACCACCTATGCGGCGGGAGATGCTGTCACCAACAGCACCAGTGCGCCAGTAAAAATTACCTTTACGGGTGTGACGCCGCTTCCGGCCGGATCTAATGAAGTTGTTGGGGCCATCTTGATTGACGGCGCAAACCAAACACTCAAGGGCCAATTTGAGCTTTGGCTGTTTGACGCCTCGGTGACACCCGACAATGACAACGCCTTGTTTACACCCACGGATGCCGAGCTGGCCACTCTGATTGGGGTGATCCCACTCAACGCTTACTATGTGGGGGATGCTACGGCGGGCGCGGACGGAAACGTGATCTTCCCCGTTCAGGGTCTCAGTCTTCCCCTCAAGTGTACTGGAAGTCTGCAAGACATATACGGACTGCTCGTGGTGCGAAATGCCTATGTGCCCGTCTCGGCAGAGGTGTTTGAGTTCCGTCTAATCTTCAAGCGACCCAAAGCCTAAATGCCCAATAGAAATTACGAACTCTATGACCGGATTGCGACTATTGCTCCTGGCCATCGCATTGCACATTGGGTATGTGAGGAGCGGGCAGGAACGGCTATCAAGGATTGCACCGGTCACCTAGCCGATGCTGTTGCCACATCTGTCACCCTTGACCAACCTACTCTCGGGGACGGACGGCGCTGTGCATCGTTTGCCGGGGGCGGTTCAGCGAGTCAGATCAATGTCTATTCCTCAGCCCTCAACACGATATTCAATGGCCAGGAGGGCGCAGCGGTTGTTTTTGCCAAACCCTCCAGCACTGCGGTCTGGAGCAGTGGTCTGTCCAAGAATCTTCTACGGATTGAAGTAGACAGTAACAACGGTGTATTTATGACAGGTGACGACGCCTTGGCCCAAGTGAATTGGAACTATGTTGGAGGCGCGGGTTCGGCGCAAGTGGTGCGGGGGAATATGGGTTCTTGGGATACGCCCTTTATGATGGGGATGATTTGGTCCTTCTCGCGCTTGCTGATGCAGGCCATTTTCAATGGTCGAGTAGAGGGAACAGCAGCTATTACGGCGGCGTATACCGGTAGTCTGAGCACCTTGCGCTGTAATCTTGGCTGTCGTCAAGCCAGTAACAGCGTCTGGGATGGCTTTATTGGGCAGGTGGCTGTGTGGGACATTCCGATTTCGTTGTCCGACATGGGAACGTTGTGGCCGATCTGGCGATAGGCCAGAAATTCATCCATGTTAGTTCAATTAATTTTGTTTGGCGAAGGGGGTGGCCTGCCGATACCCGTTGAGTTGCACGTCGCTCCAACTTCATCCCCGCCGCCCGGGGTGGGGACAGGGAACGACACGACAGGTATCGGCAGCTTGGCCGCGCCATACGCAACTTTGCAGAAGGCGAGTCAGGTGGCGGGGGCGGGGACGGTGATACTGGTGCATGGCGGGACTTATACGCCTTCGGGAATGCAGACGATTACCTCGGTAGGAACAGTGACGGCCTGGGTTATCTTCAAGGCGGCCGGAGACGGGCCAGTGATTATTGACGGAGTTTCGGCAACGCTGGCGGCCAACGATTCACTGGTGCGGTTCTCGTCAGCCAGCTATTGCATCCTGGACGGAATGACATTCAAGAACTCAACCGAGCGGGGCATTTCGGTTACATCCTGCGCCTGCATTATCATATCAAATAATACGCTGTTTGAAATCGAACGGCGGGCTATTGGCGGGAGCGGCGACGATATTGCCGTTATCTCGAACCGCCTTTACAACTGTGTAATGGAGAACGAGAACAATGCCCTCGGTGGAAGTGGCTGGGCCAGCGTCATCTCATGCTTCAACTGGCCAGATGGGCATGTTTCGCGGCGCTGGCTAATTACGGGTAACAACGTTTCCCTGTCGTGGGGTGAGGGCATCAACTTCTATCACGGCACTGGCTCGGCGTTTGGAAACATCATCCATGATGTGTGGAGCACCTGCTTCTATCTTGATGCGCCGTGCGAGGAGGGCGTGACGACGGATTACGTCACCATCAAGGACAACTATTGCTACTCTACCAATACGACCTACTATCGGGATGCTCGACCCGCGCATGGTGTGATGATGGCCAATGAGGCCAATGGGGATGGGACACTTTATAAGATTTCTGTCTCAAACAACATTCTGGCCAAGTGTGGGCGTGGGATTCACTATTGGCATAGCGCGGCTAACGTCAACAACGGTAATACCTGGGCCAACGTGACCATTGAGTACAACACTATTACTGAACCCTTCCTGTATTCCATTGACTTTGACCTGGTTGCAGTGGGACGACCTGACCCCTCAGGTGGTATCCTGCGCTACAACACCATTGCCAAAGGAGCGGATGGGAACTCACTAGACTTAGGTGGCGATCAAGCCTTTTGGACAACCATTGGCCCAAACAATTGGCCGAATGGTATCCCAGCCCTTGACGCGCATGCAAACAGCAAGGCCCTTGATCCACAATTTGTGAATCCGCTGTCTGGTGGGCCGACCGAGGGCTTCCGGCCCGACGTAGACTCACTACTGGCGACCGGTGTTCTTATCGCTGGATTGGAATTGGACTATTCCAAGCGCGCGCGCCATGTGCTCTACCCCACCCTGGGGGCGCTGGAGAAACATATACGGCGACGGAAATTGAGTTGACAAATTCCCCCCAAAAAAGTAGAATTGTGAAATATTATTCACAGGAGACACTATGAGCAAAGGCGCACGCAACCGGGGAAACCAGAAGCAACAGTTCGCGCAACGGATGGCCGAGATGACGGGCAGTGATAATCCAGAGACGCAATTGGCCGCGATTGAGCAGATGGCGTTTGAGATTGTGTCCACCGAGAAATTCTTTGGATTTTTCTTCAAACCGCTGACCAAGGAGTTCCGCATTGTTGGGTCGCAGAACATCTCGTTTGATGAGGTGATTGACATTTTGCAAATCATCCGGGATGGACTACGGGCTGAGAAGTTCAAGGCGGGGCTAAAGAAAGAACAGGACATTGCTCATGCCACAAATCAAACCCCGGCCCAGTCCGCGACTGGGCCGGATGGAGGCGCATCTGGAAACGCTGACAGCCTCGACGGAGCGGATCGCTCGCCTATTGGAGGGGAACGGCCGGCCGGGCCTGTTGGAGACGGTGACGGTGCTTCGGGAGGAAACGGAGCAACACCAGAAGGAACTGGTGACGATTCTCAAGGCGACTCAGAACACGGCGGAGTCGGTGCAGGAGTTGAAGACTTTAATGGCGACCCACTTGAAGCCGGATAACCCGCAACACAAGTCATGGATGGCGGCGTTTCAGGCTAATCCGCGCAGGGCAATTCAGGATATTGCAAGCATGGTTTTGGTAGTCTTCCTGTTTTATGAAACTGGCATCTTGCAACGCTTGCATGTTCTATTGAAAGGACCTTAATGGCGACATGGACTGATTTGACAGATGAACAAAAGACTAAGCTGGTCAGTAATAGTAGTCTTGATGTTTCTGCCACTGCCGCAAGTTTGGGAATGCGGCCCGAGACGCTCTCTCGCCGACTAAGGGAATATCGTCAGTATCACCTTCCAACCACCTTTACTCCCGTAGCCCTCAATACTGCTTCTGCTGTTTCCAATCATCGAATAGCAGAATATCAGCCCCCGGTGGGGAAAGAGGTGTTGATGTTGGCTAACCCGACCGATGCCCATGGCCTATACGCTGACCCGTATGCGTGGGAACTGGCGCTCAAGTGCATTGAGTTGATGGCTCCCAATCATATTACTTGGGGTAATGACGCAATGGATTTTGAGACGCTGGGCGAGTTTGCACCGGACGGACCGCGTTATTCGGTAGCCGATGAGCTGAAGGACGAAAAGTTGAAGCGGCGAGCTCTGCAAAGTGCGGCCCCGGATGCGGAGGTCTGGTGGGTGATGGACAATCACACTTATACCCGCTACCAGCGATTTATTTACAGGAAGGCCCCTGAGCTAGCCGAGATTGATGAATTGAAATTCCACAATCTGGTTGCGATTGATGAAAGCCGGTTAATTGAAGCCTTCTTGGCTGGCGACACCTTGCGGGTCATCCACGGCTCAAAAATAAAGAGTCTGCCGGGCGAGTCGGTGCGGGCAGAGATTGCGGACTCGGGCAATCGGCGGGGACGGGTGGTACGCTCGGTGATGGTGGGCCATAACCACCGCTTTGCTCATGTGGTGATGGACAACGGGATTGAGGGTTTGGAGTGTGGGTGTCTGTGCGATCTGCATCCACACTATAAGAAAATGAAACGTTCCTGGACCAACTGGGTGCATGGCCTTGGCTTTGCGCGCTACTCACTGGATTGGAGCGAGATTATCCCGGCCCGTTTCTTGAAGATGGGCGGACGATTAGTATGCCGGTTGGAGGGCCAGGAGTTGGCCGTTCAGATTGGCAAAGGTTATACCGGAGAATAGACATGGAAAGTTCTAATTTTTTAGTTGACCACGCTGTGCAGGCCGCGATGGATTCGCAGATGAAAGAGACCGTAGAGGATATCCTGTCTCTGCCTGGTGATGAGGGGCCGATTCGATTTGAGTGCTTTGAGTATAAAGATCGGGTGGTGGTGAGGTTCCCCAAGCCTATCCTAACAGCGGGCTATTCACCAGCACAGGCGCGCGAGTTTGCCAAAGCCCTGCGCCAGGCTGCCAACCAAGTTGAACGTCTACGCAACAAATAAAGGAGAACTCTCATGGAATTCGCATCTCTCATCAACGGTGTCATTGTCTCAATTCTGGTCCTGCTCGTAGGCGCGGGCGCGACTTGGATTGCAACCATCAAGTTGGGCGTGGGTGATTGGCTGAAAGCCAACGCCACGGAAACTCAACGTCAATTGCTGTCTTCGGTTATCCGTACCGGGGTTGGTTATGCCGAACAGTATTTCGCGTCCGAGGAAGGACTAATCAAAAAGCGCGCGGCGCTGACCTTTATTGAGGCCGAATTGGAACGTTTGGGTTTCCCCAGGATTGACAGCCTTGTTCTGACTGCCTATCTTGAAGACGCTGTGCGTGACCTGAACATCTTCGGTCCGGTTATGGTGACCGAGGCCAAGCCTGAGTAGAGCAGATATCCCAAGTCTCGATTTGGGATATACTTGGGATATAATTATGACAAGTAGAAGGAGATTGAGATGGATGCTAATCGGTTGGATCGGGTATTGGAGGCAATGGTGTTTCGTTCGCACGCCCGGTTGCCTATTTCACGCAAGGAGATGGAGGGCGAGGGATTGTGTTCGCAAGGCGAGTGGAAGGTGGCTAGCGATCTACTCCTGCAGATCGGTCTGCGCCAGAACGAGTTTGTCAGGAAACTAGAAACATTTGGCTCGCCGTTGGCTGACCTGGCCTACATCTCCCGCCATGTCTATGTGGGCAATAGGATTTGGGTATCCCAACTTGCGTCCCCTGACTGGACAGTTCGACCGAATATGCAAGTCTATCAACCGGCTGAATAGGCCGGTTTTGCGTTTTAGGACTCTTGTGCTAGATTCCCTCCAAGTTGGAGGAGATTCGAGATGAGCAAGAGAGGCGTTGTCTACGCCAGGATAAGTGACAGCGAGGGACAGGGCGGGGAGGATAAAGTCTCCATCCCGGTTCAGCTGGAGGACTCGCGCAAGCGTGCGATCAGGGATGGGGTAGAAATTATTGACCAGTATGTGGACAACAAGCGCTATCGAGTGGGGAGGCGCTGGGTAGAACCAGGGGGTGAGCGGGCTGATCGACCGGAGTTTCTGCGTCTGATTGCAGACGGCTACGCTCAGAAGTATGAGTTGATCTATGCCAGGACGGATGATCGGCTGTGTCGGGGAGTGCGGCCCGCCGTTCCATTTGGGGATATGCTTGAACAGACACGCATACAGGTTATCCTGGTTTCCGGTAATTTTGACCTGCGGACATTTTACCTTTTAGCGGCAGTCAACAAGATGGAACTGGATCGAATCCGGGACAGGATACGAATGGGCCATGAGGGGCGAGCTAAACGCGGGATGCACCATGGCGGGAACGGCGCGATTGGCTACAACAGTGTCCGGGATGATTCTGGAAAGACGGTGGGGTATGTCATTGATGAGGGCTGGCGAATGTGGTTTACTACGCTGGCCGAGTATCTATTGTCTGGCATGTCCTACATTGAAATATGGCGGCGCTTGCCGCTCCCGCCTGGAAGTAGCCGTCAACTCAAATACGGCCATGTGACGAGGATTATCAATAGCCCTTGGTATAGGGGTTTCTCGGTCTATAACGGAGTCCTGTCTCCTGGCCGGCATCCCAAGATGTGGGATGCCGAGACTTGTCTAAGGGTGGAATTGGAGATTGCTCGGCGTCGGCGTGAACACCCGCGTGGCCGGTGGCAGAGTTCTCCTTTCCGGGACTTTTTGTTTTGTGGCTTATGTGGTGGCCCGATGCGGCGAGGGGGAGTCAGCTGGATTAGGGGTCGGAGTATTCCTAATTATGGGTGCGCCCATTACCTCAACCGGGTAGCCTCCCGGAATTCGGGGATGGAGATTCCTCATGTCTCCAATTCAATGTATGAGCACAAAATTGTGGAGGCCCTGGAAGATATGTTTAGGAGTGTAACGCGCGAAGAATTGGAGGCGTACTATGCCGACGACTCTTTTAGCGTCGGACCGGAAACCGCCAAGGGTCTGACCCGTCTGCAAGGAGAACTTGCCATGCTGGATAACGAGATTGCGGGGTTTTCCAGGTCTATTGAATCGCTGGTATTCCAGGGTGCGCGCGTCGTCTTAGAAGACCAAGTGAAAGAGAAGTCGCGCAAAGCCGAGGCGCTCAGGGCTGAAATTGCGGGCTTGAATCTGATTACCAACGAGGCCCTTGAGAGTATGGATATTGATGAGGCGCTGGAGATTCTGCGCGCGCCCGGTCTTTTTGATGGGGATCTGGGAGAGGCGATTGATATTATAAGAACGGCTCTACCGGCTGTTTATGTCATGCAAGGTGAGCTTAGACTTACTCTTGATAATTTGGCTTGATAAGACCGCCCATTTATTCGGGCATGTTATTCCAGCGCAAAATTTCACCAGTAATGTGTAGGTGGGGCACTAGATTATTCTTTCAGGGCGTCTTCGTTTTCTTTCCGGCGCGTGCGCGCCCTAGCCCTTCTCGAGGTCTCGCTTTAGGTGAGGTAGGAGTCTGGCGTGCTGTACTGAATATCATAATATGAGGTTCGGCACATTAATTTCACTTGCAACTACATTATTTCAAATGGCAGTTTTCCTCTTTTTAAGACTGGCGCGTTTACGGCGAACAAGTAACATCGCGGCCCGGACCAATTGTTGACGAGCAACTACATTGTCAGAATAATGCCAAGAAGGTTCTGGCGCTTGATTAGATGGAATTTGGCACAGTAATAGCAAAGATAAATTCCTATTCTCGATTTGCCCGTCGACCTAATTGAAATCTAAATTTCATTTCGTCTCACTTCTCCCCGGCTCGGGTGCTATTGCGTTACGGGGAATTGAAGCAGTTTGCGTGTCCAGCCGGACACCAAAACGTAGCGTGATCTTGTTGGCGGCGCTCAATAAAATCACTGGCGGCGGTAAAGGGGATGCTACAGGTCGCGCAAAAGACAGTGCTCATCAAGATGTCCATGTTGTCTTCCTTTTTGCCAGCATACTGCGTTGACACTCGCGCATCTGGAGAAACCTGAGCTCGTTATGTAGAAGTTTTAGACGCGCTCTTGGAGTGGTTGTTTTAGTTGTTTTGGTTTTCTTGGCCATTTGGTTGTCCAAAACCCCCTACTCTTGGGCCCCGGAAGGGCTTTTCGGCAGGGTGGGGGAGGCCTCATTCTCTCTACGAGACATATAGTCTTCCCATGTCTCCGCCCAAAGACAGCCACATTTGGAGCACCCACCAGAGGAGTGGACACTGAAAGAGTGTTCACACATACATTCTTCTACCTCCTCTACTACAAATTCAATCGGTTTTGCGGTAGATTCAATGACGGCGATAGCGAGCTCCGCTACGGTGGCTGAGTCCAGCTCGCCATATTTTTCATCTAGTTCAACGTTCGACAACATGGCCCAATCTTTCGCACATTGGCGGATTATTTTCACGCACTCTTCCAGCGTAGTGGCCCGGGCGAACTGAAAGACGATTCTAAACGCATCTTCAATTTCTCTGCACTCGGCCTTTGTATAGGCAATGTCAACCAGACTACCCTTTTCACCGTCGAAAAACTCATCAAATGTCATTTCACCACTTCCTACTCTGTTCTCAAGCAGACGTTTTCTGTTTCTAGACTATTCGCGACGGACCCAAGTGTGTCACCCTGGCGAAACTTCTGGTGATCCTGAGCGATTCTTGTGCCTCATTTGTGCAATGGGCGTTTGTGGCTTTTTGTGATAGCGTTTTGGATGCACTCAATGGCAGTGCATTCGTAATAGGCATGGTCGCGGGCACATGCCTGGGCCTTCTTTGAGAGCGGTGCCTCTTTTACTCCGCCATTCAACTCACGATTACAGAAGGGATTAGCGCATCATTGTTGTTTACTTTTTCCATTCTATGAATAGCCGACTTAACCGTACCCTCACTGAGGCCCAGAAGACGAGCCAATTCGGTGGGTCTATGGGCCATGTTGGGGTTCCCCGCCAAGTAATCCCGCACTTTGTCTTTGGCCCGTTGGGGTGCAACTATTACTGGTTCATTTGGTTTCCGTGAAACCACCCTTGCAACTCTACGGTTCTCTCGCAACTGTTCCACTTCGGCCAACTGACGCTTGTGTTGAGCGCGCAGAGCTAGCGTAATAGCGGCCACAATGGAAATCAGCGAGAGCAGGACTTTGGCTATAATCTGCTCTGGGGGTGACTTCAAGTCCAGGATTACGTTCACCACAATTACGAGAGTCAGGTAAAAGCCCCCCGCTAAGGCCGTCAGGCGCGTCTTGGCAAGGCCGGATGCCCCCCGGACGGCCTTCTTAGCACGCTTGTTCTTTGTAAGGCTGTCCAAGGCCGTCTGGAAGCGATACTGACGGGCCTCGTTGTACGTCCAGAACTGGAATGTGGTATGGACGGTGCTTAGGCCCAAGAATTCAATAGTAGTCGCCCCAAAAAAGGCCAACAAAGGAGGCCACTCCAAGACGTGGATCATGTTGTACCAGGCCATGTAGGCTGGCATGAGTGGCGCCAGCCAGGGTGTAGTCGCGCTGATTATGTCGAGTAGTTTTCCCTCCAAGTTAGAGGTGAATGTGCTCATATCTCTTTTACTCCACGGAAATAACCAAGCAGATAAGTTAGGTACAACACTTGCGCGAGTTCCTCCTGAGGACAGCCCAATCGGGGCGACTCATGATTGCTAATCCAAGTGGCGCACCCCGCGGCTAGCTCGTTCTCGGTGGGGTAGATGGCTTCTTGGATGTGTATTCTGAGAAACGCCTCTATCACAAGTCGCGCCCGATTGAGTAGTCGATCTGCTAAAGCCTGCCTTTGAAAGAGTGCTTGGAATTCCTCCGCAGGGTCACTCATGCTCCTTCTTCCATCTTAGGCAACACTCTTACGAAGCAACTCCAGCAACTCGGCTTCTTTGTCGGGGTCATACCCTAACTTGGCGTCGGTGAAGACTTTCTTCCAGCTGGGAGTGATGGATTGGGCCTCCAACTCAAACCGTTTGCGCTTGACACCCGCTTCCGCCTTCGTCCACTCCTCGGTCTTGCTGGCCGACTCTAGCGCCTCTGCGCCCGCCCTACCCGTGCCCGCATCGCTCGTCTCGGCGCCAACAGATGGCTTCAAGACCTGACTGTGTTTCTGGATAATGCTCCAAGGAAACTCCTTGAAACGCTTGCCTTTGGCAAGTTCTTTTCCGAGCGAACCCTGCACCTTGGTGACTTCACAAAACCACGGCCCCGGTTTTGGGGCTTGGTTCTCGGCCAAAATATCCTCGTAACCAAACCGGAAACTGAGATTAGCTTCATAGTCAGTTCCCTTCATCAAGTCGGCTTCTACACCAACTTTGATTTTATCGTCAGGCTTTGAGGAGCCTGGACGTTGGACATATTGGTCCTTCTCACGTCCAATCAACACAATGTAGCGCACCGGGCAATTGGCCAATGAAGTGTGGAATTCTTTGAGTGGCCGCTTGGAGATATTCCAATCGGCCTGTGTCATATTAGCCTCGTCTTTGCTACGGTTGTAGCGCACGGCCCGGCTTTCGGCGACATTAGCGCCAAACTCTTGGCGCACCCACCACAAAAGAGTTTCGGAGTCAATGCAGACCGTCTCAATCAGTTGACCATCTGGCATTTTGGCTTTGCTTGTGCCCACATCCACTAATATCTGGCGGGCCACCTCAACATCCTTGGTCTTGACTTGTAGAAATTCCGGGATTTCTGGAACATCTACACACTGGTCTGAGTTCCCCTCGCTATCAATGAGCAAGACATTCGGGAAGTTCCGAAGGACTGTTTCCGTCTTGCGCGAACCGGGGCCGCCCCACAGAATAATCTTTTTGTTCCGCATGTTCACGTTTCTGCTTGAAGTTACGGTGTATGACATACTTTCTCCTGAAAGATAAGTGAGTAACAGATAGCCGTACTATACCAGAAACGTGAACAATAGTTCACGTTTTGGAGCAATTGTGGGCCTGGACCCTTTCCAGATATTCCTGCTTGTTCTTCATGGGCAAGCCCGCTACCCAGTTATAGACTTTGGCGAAGCCGTACTGTTCAACCAGTTTTCCCACGAGAAAGTCGCGGTGACCCTCGGCTCGATTTGCCACGCCGGAGTTGCAATGCTGACAGACGAGGAGCGTGTTCTCCTCGGCCTCTGTTATCATTTCGCCAAGGGCCTTATTTCCACGCACATCAGCCCGCGTAACGATTACTTCATGCAGATCAAAACGCAGGTTGAAACCGAAAGCCCCACAGAGCTCACATTGGTTGTAGTAACCCGCGCGTTTAGGGATAGCGCCGAGACTAACCCACCCTCGGTCTGAGGGTGGGTGTGGGTTGGGGGCGATGAAGCGACGGTTTGTTTCCAGTTTCAGGGCCTTGAGGGTGGCGCGTTGAGGAGTCATTTGAGCAAGTAAACCAGGTCAGGGCCAGTGCCAGAGATTTGACAAAGCACATTCCAGCCCAGATCGCTTAGTTCGTTGAGCGGCGTCAGGGTTAATTGACCACTCGCCTCAATATCTACAAGCACGCGCGGTGGATACAAGGGATTAATGGGATTTTCACTCAACACATATAGGTAGTGGTATTTCATGGTTGGCTTCACTTGCCCCATTTGCCTTGGCGCACAATCAGGCCAATAAGGGCATACACAGCCAGGTCCATATAGGTATCTTCGATGGACTCGTTCTTGGGTTGGCGTGGTGGCTCATAGGTGCCCGCCTCTTCAATGGAGAACCGAAACCCTTGCAGGTTAAGGAGACGAGCCGTCTTGTCCCACAACCGCGTGACTAATCCAACCTGGCCAGTCGCCAAAATGTTAGCTGGTGAATAATCAGCATTTTTGTCGAGATGGGTCTGATACATAGCCTCGATGAGTTCTCGGAACGCTTGAGTCTGTTCCGGGCACCGGTCCTCGGTAGTATGTCGGAAACGCTCTCTCTGACCAGTTGAGCCTTGTTGAGCCTTGTTGAGTGGCTCAATGTCACCAATGAATTTCAACACCTCTTCCCAATTGTGCGCGCGTCGGATTGTCCGACACTCCTGATTCCAGGGCCTATCGTACAAAATGGCGTAGCCGGGAAACCTCTCAACCGTCTCTGGTTTGTCGTCCACAATGATGTCGGCTCTGAGACGAGTCTTGTCGGGTGTCTCAATGTAGATGGGAGCGATAGTTTCAGGCGAATAGATGTCGTTGATAAAACTGTGCCGTCGAAGCCAGGTCGCTTTTGCTCCAGCGTGTTCTCTCATGGCGGTTGTGGCAAACCAGATTTCGTGACCAGCGGAAACAAGCTTGTCTACAGCCTGACACGCGCCATTGATTGGCTTCACGTTGTTATAGAGATCACTGGTTAGTAGGTTATAGACTTTTGCCCCGCATCTGGCTTTATCAGGAATGGCGGTCCAGTAAGCGATCTCGTCATACTTCAAGTCTGGGCCATCACCAGAGTATTTGTCATTGTAAGCATTCAACCAGGCCGGGACCAGTTCGGCTACGGTGTCGTCAACGTCAATAGCGATAATCATCTTTCCTCCTCTATCGGAATTTCGGTATCAAGTTGGCGTTTGAGAAGCAAACGCTCAAATGGCAGATTGCAGACGACTTCCCAGCCTTCCTGGCCAAGTTTGTTAAGAAGCGTCAAAAACTTTTCCGGGCTAACCGAGAATGAGGTTGTGCTGGCGTAGCGATATTCCCACTGGTTATTCATTCAGGTTCTCCGTACATCAGGGCCCGCTTTTCGGTCAGAGATAAAGCGTAGAATTGGGAGAAGGGGTCAGGGTTAACCACTGGCAGTTCAAGTTGGCCCTGTGCAATCAGCGCTTGACGGCCATTCTCCAACACCTGTTGTTCAAGAAGAGGAATGAGGCTCCAAGCCTCTGCCGAGAGTTGGGTGGAGGCTGTAACGCCTTCGCCATTATCGACATCATAGAAGTAGTTGATAAGCACATGCGTCTCAGCGTCACTGAGACTGTTGGTGCTAGTGACAGGCCCAGACGGGCCAAAGGGAAATATGAGTTTGAGACAGTCCAGGCGCATCTCGCGGGATTTGTCGGTGAGGATTTTCTGAAAGGGCATCACGATCAATACTGCCTGCCCGCCCTTGCCTCCTTTGGATGAACATTGCCGTTGTTGGCGATAGGTGGGTAGATTTTCCACCAATGCCCGAAGCAATTGGATTTCAATATCAATATTCATGGTATCTCCTGTAGAGTCTGATTACTACCAATCTCACCAGTTACTCGGAAATGGTGTCCAGCTTGTTTGAGGATAGTGTTAGGAGAGAAGCATCCAAGTTCAAGTGTCGCCTCGACCGCATTAATACGCGCGCCCGACAGGAAACCTATTTCCGTGTCAGGGTCACTAACGATATAGAAGGTCGTCAGGCGTTCACCTGACTTGCGCTTACGATGAGCTTTGATGGGTTGGGGATTGGCCCGCCGTGCCTTAATGTATGCGCGATTATGAGCTTGCCGACAGGCCTCATCCCGACAGCGCTTGGGCCACGAGCCGCGATGATCGGTGATGTGCTTATCTTTACGGCAGTAGGGGCAGTGGATGGTGATGTTCATGTCTTGGTCTCTCCTCCAACTTGGAGGGATTGTACCTCAAAAGTGAACCATTATTCATATCAAACGGGGCGGGCGGGCAAAATAGCGCATCCGGTCAAAGTCCCTATATTCCATGCCGTGCAAGATCAGATCGTCCAGCTTGGCAGGCAGAGTGATGATGCGGGCTACATCCCGACCAATCTCATTACCTAAGCCGTGGGCGCGATGGTTGCTGTCGGGGTCAAGGATAATCCAAGCCCGCTTGACCCTGCCCTTGATGGCGTCGGGCATGCCAGCCCAGGAACCATTGGTAGGCGTAGCGAGCACCTGCTGGCCCTGTACAAACTCGCTGATGAAGACCATCGCCTTGATAGCGCCCTCGGCGATAAAGACTTCTTCGGTCAGGCCCATCTCGGGCTGGCCAACAAAAAACGAGGCGCCAAGTTTTCCTATCCAACGATACCTGTCACCAGGCGCGGGTGGGTTGGTGAGTCGGAATTGTAGATTGTGAACTTTGTTTTCGAGGCTTCGATATGGGATTGAGTAAGCGGGTGTATGATACGGTTTCTCGTGATATTGCACGGTCCAGTCGGGCGTGAAGCCAAGGGTGAACTTATCCTGCCAGACGGGCGGCACGCCGCGCGCCGTCCACCAATCCCTGTTCTCTTGGGTCATGCGCCGGTGAAGTTCCTGCCAGAGCTCAGTGTTGGTAAAGCGGGCCAAGGCTTCTTGTCGGCCAGCCGAGTCTTCAGGTTCAGGTGTTGGAGCGGTAGGCAGTTTCTTGTCGAGGATAGAGTTGACACACCAGATAAAGTCTTTACCCTGTGGCCGTGTTTGCCAAGTCTCAATGAACCAAATCAAGGCAATAGCGTCAAACCAGCAATCCTTGTTGATGCCAGTACACTGGCGACAAGCCCAACGGTTGATACCTGTCCGAACCGCAAACCGGTCCTCGCCACCACAGCGAGGGCAAGGCCCCTTCCATTCCTCACCAAAATGAGGCGAGTTGGACTTCTTCTTGAGCTTGGTCATTTGACTGGCCAATGACAAAACGTCGGCGCTCTTGGCCTGGCCTATGTGGGCTTGCGAGAGTTTGTCCATAGGCTAGTTGTATTCGGGATGAAGCTCAATGGTGCCAGTAGCATAATTCCACCGACAAATAAAGATACGTCCAGATTGCAAGCCACCCTTTTGCTTGCACACGCGCATGAGAATGAGGTCGTTGGTCACACGCAAAGTGTGTTTACCAAAGTCAAAAGTCTTGCCAAGCAAGTTTGTGGTCTTGGGCATCCAGAAGGTATAGACTCTATCGGATCGTTCGGCCACATCTTTACTCTCAGTAATGTCATAAAGACCGGGAAGCATAATGCCTGGTGCAGGAGCGCCTTCTAGCTTCTGCTTGGCTTGGCTACCAGAGGCTACTGGAAAGCGCATGGCATTCCCCCAGTCTCGGAACTCGTATAAATCCTCACGCACCTTCAGGCGCCGCTCCTCGTCATCCTTGGCGTCGGTCGGCAGAGCGGTGAGATAGTCCACAATAAGCAGGACGATCTCCCAACCCTCGCTTTCGAGTGCCTTCAACTGGCGATGGATTTCAGGGCGATATAATCGCTTGGCGGTGTACTGGCTGTCGCCCGTTCTCATGCTGACGGCAATCCGAGCGATAGGAGCATCGTTGATTTTGTTGAGTTCTGGATTGAGGCGCAGGTCGGCAAGATTGACTTCGCCGCGGGCCAACTTTCCCATGGGCACGCCAGACAGCCGTGAGATTTGCTTGAGGCTGGCATCCTGAATGTTTTCCTCAAGATGTACAAAGGCTACTACGGCCTTGGGGTTATGCTTGGCGGCGCGCAGGGCATTATGCTTTGCCAGAGCTTCCAGAAACTCCGTCTTGCCATTATGACTTTGGGCCACAACCAGCATGATATGGCCAGGAATGACGGGTGGGCAGTAATCCTGAACGAGCGGAGAGGCAATAGGTAACTCGATGGCGCGGCCTTGGTTCTTCTGGATATAATCAATGTAATCCAGCCCGGCCGTAAGGGTGTCAGGAGTGAGATACGTCAAATCGGCGGATTGCACTAAGCGTCCCAATCTATTTCTCCTTTCGTTTCAAGACTCTGCGAAGCAACTGGCCGTTGGCCCCTGGCGGTCGGGTCGGAATTGGTCGCCAGGCAGTTGATAGCGTGCTTGAGGAGTCCCAGTCCCTTATCTCCGACCTGCCCACACTTTTCGATAATTGACATAACTTTCGCCTCACCCAGGCTTTGTTCAAAGGATAGGAAGCGTCCCTCCAAGTTGGAGGAAGTTTGGCCCTTCATCGGAGACGGCCAGTCAAACTTGTAGTCTACGGTCCCCTGGGCAAACTTGAGCACTTTGAGCGTAAACGCGCTGAGCGGGCCGTAGGCGGGTTTTGTGACCCTACCCGTCTCTTTCTTCGTCCGACCCCCAATCCATTGAACTGGACGCCCACAGCCTTGCCCCGGGCAGGCCAAATCAGACTGTGTGATTATTTGTTCACACTGATCGCATCGACCTGTATAGGTCATCTTTTCTTTTACCTTGAGATGGCTTGGAACCTCCATTATCTGTGGCCTCAGATGTGAAAGATTATGTGAAGCCGGAGAATGACCGGTTTTGTCATTCTCCGTTTCTGGTGTTTCTTTTGATGGCTTATATGATGGTTCGGGTGAACGGGGTTCAGGGGTGGGATGAACGGGGTTCAGGGGTGCCCCTGAACGGGGTTCGTGGGTAAGACCATCTGGCCCATCAAAAAACCTATCCTTATGATTGGCCGAAACCGCCTCAATTTCTTCAACCACAAGACGATATTCGTTAGTTGTTCGCCCATTATTTGCCTCTCTGACAATCTCTACAAACTTCTTCTCGATCAGTCGGTCAATCACCTTTTGAATACCACGCACGCTCATTGAGGATTTCCAGGCCAGCCGCGCATTGCTAGGCCAGACAGAGTAACCCTCATCGTTGGCATGGTCAGCCAGGGCCGAGAGAACACACTTCTCTGGTTGATCGCAGGTCTTTGGATCAATGTAGAAAACTTTTGCGAGGAGTGAAATGCTCATGGGCTTATAGGCTCTTGATGTAGGCTGTGTCTTCGGAGGATAGATCAAACCACTCGCCATCTACACGCTTTTTGGAGAAGTGGTTGTGTAAGCGAAGCTCAAGAGCGATCATGTCATTGGTTTCAATTAGATGCTCAAACCGAACAACGAAGGGGAGTTTCACACCAAATGTTTTTTCGCGACTGGCGGGGTTGACCGTTCGGCCAATCTTCCAATATCCAGTGTCCGACCTAAGCAAGTACACAAAACCGTGTCTCGACTTTTCTGGCCTAGCCTTGGGGGGCCTTACGGGTTTGGGAGTGAAGCCATAGTAAACATCCCTTATCTTCTTTGCCTGCGCTAGAGCATCTGTGCTTATATCGCATCCTTCGCGCACAACGGTTTCATAAAGTTCTGTCACATCCTTCATTTGTTCTGGGCTACCAAAATAGTAGAACTCGTCCCCACACCCCATCATAGATTCTAGGTTGAAACCCGCCTTGTTTTTCTTGTAGTAGACAATTATCTCGGCGAGAGCCTGTATATGCTTAGAATTACTTGGATCAATCTGGTCTGGGTCAACCATAATCCCCTCGGGGTACCAAATTGAGAACGGAACCCCTCTGGCTTCTACTCTAAAAGAAAACATATTCTCTCCTTCTAAACCAAAGACCTCTCGGCTGGTCTATTAGCTGTCGGCCTATTTGGCAGCCCCACACAGGACAAGTGGGGTGGCCTAACAAACCAACAGACCATGCGAGAGGTCTTTGGGGGTCCTGTGTCACTCATGGCCGCTGCCAAACGGCGTTTGTAAAAGGATTATACCACAGGTTGTGAAAGATTATTCACACCGGGCGGCTCGGTCTTTCCTCCAACCTGGAGGAGACAGAGCTCGCGCAGTTTATGCGCTTGTGAAGCCTTGATAAATCAGGTCAACGAGTAACGCTTGGCCCTCCCAAATTGCAGGCCAGTCATGGTCAGGCGGTGGACAGTCAGGGGGGTAAGACTGTATGGCCTCCCGAAATATATCTATGGCCTGGGGCAAACTGGCAATGACTCCCAGCCGAAGTGATTGAATGACAAGGTTCTGAGCGTCATCTGCAAGTGCAAAGGCGTGGGTCTGATTCATATCTTCCTCCGTTGAAGCGCGAAAAGAAACTCTTCCTGACCTGTACCATGATGCTCAGAGAGCTTGTTGCCCAGGGCCCGGAGCGCAAACTGATACTGTACTTCGGACTGGCCCTCTACGACAAGGTACCAGCGGCCGTCGGGCAAAACATATTTCCAACCGGGCATGACGGGCAGACCGGAGCGAGGCGAGGTGGGGTACTTTTCTCGAAAGTCGGCGTGATTGAGCGCGAGGACATCTCGAACAGTCTGTTGGAACTGAGCGTGGGCTTCGGACTGTTGCATCAAGGCATTGAGATATGGGATGGCGACGCGGGTGTTGCCTACTCGGTTGTCGGTCCACAGGGCGTCTACGCCCTCAATGCCTTCGGCTTTAGCGTATTGAACAATCTTAACTGTGCTCATCAGGTCGTGATAGGTAGAACTCTCTTGGGGCTCATCGCCCCAGACAGCGGCGAGGGCCTCGGAGATGAACTCCTCGGGGGAAGCATATTCGCCTGGGGTGTAGGCCCATAGACCGGAGGCGGCGATGTGAACGGCCTGCCAGCGCAGGGAGCGGTCGGCGAGTGTGCGGAGGCTGGCAGTGCGCTTGAAAGTCTCGAATAGCACTTCGGCCTGGCGATGGATACTCTCGTCGCACTCGGTTTCGGTGGCGCTGGGGTAGCGGGCGTAGACCTCGGCCTTGGCGGCCTGACGGATTTGTTCATAGAGACCGACGGCTTCATCCGACATGGACTTCCTCCAACTTGGAGGGAACACGGCGAATATGAACTTCGCTTTCCAGGCCCCGTTCGGGCTCACGATAGTGGAGCGCGGCGGAACGGCGCCAAAGTTCATGTAGAGGTGGAATGCGCCAGATGCCGTCACCGAACCAGATAAGCTCATAGGAACCAAGTTTATTTACCGCCGATAATCCTTGCTCCCGATGTTTGAGTTCTTTGGGGTGTAGATAGGCCATGCTTAACAGACCGGCCTCCCGGAACTCTACCTCAACCGCATAGTATTTTGGCCAAGGAATTAGCCAAGCCCTAAGAGGATATTCGGCGCTATTGATGCGCTGGCCCATCCACAGCCAGAGATATGAATATGTTTCGTAGTGGTGTAGGAAGACACGCTGTTCGGGCGTGAGCTCCTTGAACGAGTAGCGGAGGCCGGCGCTTCCGCTGTCGGAGTCCTTGGCCTCGATATAAAAGGCCAGACCGTCCAGAGTGGCCGTGTAGTCGGGCTCGCCGGAGGGTGCCGCGCCGGCCTTGGCTTTTCCCAGGGCGCGCAACATATGGCCCAGGTCATTCCGTTTCCGGGCCCGCCCGCCCAGGGCCTCGAAGGTGCGTTTGATTTGGTGTTGGAGGTCACGCTCGGTTGCCATCGTGAATAATCTTTCACATAGGAGAGGATAAAAAAAGCCCCCTCACACGGAGGCTTTGCGTTTCCAGCGTTTGGTCAGGCGGACAGCTTGTTCGGTGGGGATGATGCTTCGATGAACACTGGGGTTGTCGCCCAGAAGCTGATTATTTCGCAAGTCTACCACAATCCGATGGGTTTGTTGGGTGCTGACCAAGCCTTCTGCGTAGACGGTATTGAGTGCGTCTTTGAGCTCTGGGTTAGTCATGCCCATCCGGTTCTTTTCCCAGTAGTCTACAATAATCATCAGGGCGCGGCGGTTGCGAGGTTTGACATCTTCCAGTGTGTCAAGCATTTATATCTCCTATGATGATTCTTTCTTACGGGTTTCCAATCATTATAGGGGAATGTGAATAATTGTCTATGAAACAAGCGTTCTAATCTCATGCTCTGATGGTACTGTCTGCTATTCTCCTGGTCTGTCTCTCGCAGGCCTTAGGATTGAGCCAATACCAGAGTTGCACCAAGTTGAGAAAGGCCTGGATCGCTTCGTTCACTGGCCAAGATATTATCTCCAGATCAGTAGAGCTGCTTTTGTCCATCCGCACAGACAGAAGATAAGTGGGAGGCATAGAGCACATGCTTCCATAGCCTCCAAGTTGGAGGCCATAGTCGGGCCAGATGGCATCGGAGGTTTTGACATCAATGATGGCATAGGCCAGGAGCGGAGGACAATGGGTTTGGATGTTCCTGCCCTTAGGGGTGCGCTTGATAATGGCGCCGGGAAGAAGGTAACACACCAGGTCGGGCGTGCCAGCGTAGCCCAAACCATTGGGTGTCATACCGAAGACAGGTTGTTCGACTTGTCTGTGCCCATCCACTACGGTGGATGGAACGAGAAAAGTATCTCTATAGGTTAACAGCATCGGAATAGCACGCGGGTCGTCACAAACAGGGTGATTCCACCAAGGCAGATTCTGATGCAGGAGGGCCAAGGCCTCATGTATCTGGGTCCCAAATTCGGTGGCTTCCCGACTCTTCTGGGCGGCGGTATCCAGAATCATGTCGGCGCTGACGGGACCAAGGGCAAAAGCGGCCTCGATGACTTGTTCTTGTTTCCAACGTTCCAGGCTTGGCTTGGCCAAGATGGAGGTGATGGTCGTGACGGATGGGACATAGTGTCCGTTGGGATGGAGATAGAAGCGGTTGCTCATTTTCCTATTCTCGGATTGCGATAATAGGGTCGGACGATCTGGCCTTTGTTCCAGTGATAATTCAAATCAAGAGACGGATACCCACTATCATTATTGGCCAAATAATCCCAAAAGAGACGGTGCACAAGGTCACGGAGTATCTCCTGCTTCGCCAGCATCTCATCTTTGGGACAGTCACAGGCCGCACACACAAAAATATTGGGATTTCCAAAACGCTACCGTGCCCAATCACCTGCTTCAAAAGTGTGGCCACACAGACCACAGCGCATCCATGGATGGTCATCTCGGCGGCGCGCGTTTAGGATGTCGGAGATAACAAAAAAGGGCATTTCGTCTGTCCAATTTATAAACTTTTGGGTCGGTTGATTGAGTTCGATGTTGTTCATAGTGGGCTCGTTCCTTGAATTTCGACATCGATGGAAAAGCCACCGATCATGGTGTGCTTTTGGTCAGGGCCGAAGAAGACTAAGTTTGCACCAGAGAAGTCGTGATATTCCCAGTCTTGCAGATGGGTGTGTTCAGCAATAGCATCCGTAGTGCGGTCACGCCAGTCATTCAGGCAACCAGCAACATCTTCCCAGTTGTCAACCGAGACGAATTCAAAGATAACCCGGTAGAATTCAAGTGGGTATTCGCGCTCACCAGGGATGGCGGGATGACCAATATCGTAGAGTTCAATGGCCACATCACGGTTGATAAGATAAGCGGTAGTGTTCATAGATGCTCCTCAACACTCGCCAACCTTTTTGCCTTGTCCCAATCGGCCTCGGTCCAATCGTCTATGGCGCGATGCCACGCTTTCCAGCCCTCCTTAACTGCATTGATCCAGCCCGTCTCCACGTCCAGGAGAGGTGTGTCCACGACAGATTGGAGATTTTCATAGTCACGCATCCAGTATTGAACATGACAGTGATTACAATAACAGTAAGCGTGGGTAGACATGCAGGTCAGCCCATGGAATTCCCCGCAGACTTCACAAACCCAACCTTCTTTTAGGGGCCAGTTCATGGTATCGCTCATGGTTTCACCTTCATCTTTTCAAGTTGTTCAATCGTGATTTCCCCACGCATCAGTTTGACGTGGGGCCAAATGTCTTCTGGGAGAAGCATAAACCTGTGTCCATTAAGAGGATGAGGGGCGCGCCCCAGTATTCCACAATGGATATTTCGCTCTCGGGGTCATACTCAATAACGAAAGCCAGAGCCATATAGACAAAGTGGCTTTCGCCATCGTCCATCGAGATGGCCCGAACACAGTCAAACTGAATCCAGTCGTCCGCACTTGGTCCGTTCCATTCCCAAGACGACTTCCAAGACTTCTTGTGCGCCTCCCGAATGGAGCGGTCAGCCTTGTCTTGGTCAATCGCATCCTGCTGTTGGAATTAGGTGTCGAATAGTCCAGCTTGTGCCATGATGTTTCTTTAGGAGAGCAGGCTATGGACCAGGTGATACCCAACGTGGCCTTCTACCGCATTGCCAATCATTTTGGTCGCATCCTTTTTGCTGGCTTTCTTCACGACCCGCTTGCCCTTGACCATGCCAACACTCATAAACTTGTAGCTTCGTGGCAGGCCCATTGCCATGGCCATTTCATGTGGTTGGAACATACGAAAAAGAATGTCTACCAGCAGATAGCCTCCGCTGAAAACCGGGAAGCACAGGCCAAACCGGTCACGGGTAGTGAACGAACCAACGGGCCGGTCAATTGACCCACCAATGGACGTGCCATTGAACTGGGCAATAAAGGGTGTCGCCAGCACCAAACGGTTCTTGGTTGTGATGGTCAGGACAGGTCCATCTAACGAGTAAACCGACACACTTCGGCTATGTGTTTGGTCGGTCGCCATGACATACGGATTACACAACCCTATGTCGCCATGACCCGCAAAAGTCAGAAGCGGGATATTGAGTGGGAAGATGCGGTCGCCGCATGCATGAGTCACCTGCGCTATCCAGGCCTCGGGCGTGATGAGGCTGGGAACCATCTGAGTGGTCAGCGTTCCTAATGGCCTATCATCGGGCGCTCCCCGAAAGTATTTATCATCTCCGCCTCGGTCAAACATGACCACAGACTGGCTCAGGCTGATGGCGCCAGCCGTTGCAATCGTCGGGATGGGCTGGCTAGTGGGCCGAGGCCGTGCGGCGCTTTGCTGGCCCAAGAGAAAGGGCTGGGCCAGGCCAATGTGGTTACCATCGGCTGTAATAGTTGGAGAGGGGAGATTAGCGTCGGCCGCATTGTTCGACCCGCACATTTTTATCAGATAGGGTTCAGAACCGCCAAGATTGTTAGTGCCGTGTAAGGTATGAACGGGCAGGTCAATATCGCTTGGGATGCGCTGAGCAGTTGGCCCACCTACGCCCACCAAGAACGGCATGAGGTTTTGTACCGTGCCCGATATATCGTCAATCTGGATTCCGGGCAGGCCAAACTTAAACAGACCCGTTAGGGCCCGACGCACGGTATTCGGAGCCAGCGGCCGACGCACACCAACTTTTCGGGCATCTTCAGAGGACATGAAGATAGAGTAAGATGGCACATCCCAGTCAATGATTTCCCGCGCGGCCCGCCAGGGCTTCCGATTGATGCTAACCATGGAGAACTGCGATTTGTTTTTGGTTAGTTTCTTGCGCGAGATATGAGTTGGTTCGGGGAAAAGCGGGAAAGGCAGATGCTTCTTGCGGCCCATGATGAATAGGCGCTGGCGGGTGGTGACACCCCCATAATCAGCCGAGTTGGCGACTTTGTAGGTGACGTTGTAGCCCAAAGCTTCTAGCGCCGTGATGTAGGACAGGAAGGTTGCCCCCTGCATCTTTTTGTTGCGGCTCTGGTCAGCATTCAGCGGTCCCCACTTCATAAACTCTGGCACGTTTTCAATGATGAAGCAATTGATATAGAGCTTCTCTAGCCAATCCAGGATCGCCCAAGCCATGATACGGCTTTGGTCGTTGATCGGGCGCTCACCTGCAGCGTTACTGTGGAAGGTACACTCTGGCCCCGCCAATAGAATGTCTACCCGCCCCGAGGGGACCGCCTCTCGTGGTTTGACTTCCTGCACCTTGCTGAGATAGTGAGTGGCGAACTTGTGATTCTCCTCATGTGTGGCAATGGCGTCGTCCCAATGATTGACGGCGATGAAGTGTTCAATGACACCACCCAGCTTCTTGATGGCCCGTACGGCCGCGTGGGTAAAACCACCGTGTCCACAGAATAAATCCACTACCGTATAGGGGCGCTTTACTGGCTTTGCCATAGGAATTGCTCTCTGTCCTCACTAAAAACGACGCCGCAGGTCAGGCACTTGGCCCCATTGTTGACAAACTCAAAAGAATCACCCTCACAGACAGGGCAAATGGTCAAGCCAACATTGTCAAGACGTTCGGTATAGGTAGCCTGCCCCTTCTGTTTCCGAATATCCGTCTGAGGTGTCTTGTGAGGGGGCATTAGTCCTCGGTGGTCAGTTCGCTATACCAACCCTCGGTGCGATTGAAGTCTGGGTCTTCATCCAGGCTCTGGCAATCACGAAGTTCGGCCAATTTGCTGACCACTCGGAAGTCGAGTGTGGAGCGCGGCTCAACGGGAAGAGGAAGCCAAGCCGAATAATCCCGGAAATTGGTGATGCGCACCAGCAGAGCGGGATTCTTGCCGGTGAGACGGCGAATAGCGAGGCAAGATACTCGCGCAAGCTCGGCTCGCTGATTTGCATAAAATTCGTTGACGGTTACGCCGGTGATGGTGGTGAAGTGCATGCCCATACCAAAGTTCCTTTCTAAAAAGATTCTGCGAAGCAACTAAAATTCCTCGTCAGGAAACTCTTGTACCCACAAATCTTCGGGCCATTCCCATGGGTCGGCCCCATGACCATCCTTGAGCGAGATGTTGTAGCCGGTGGCTTTTTTGTGTTGGGGTGAGCGATAGGGCCTGCTCCCCAATTGTTTGACGAAAACCGGGACTTTATATTTTCGGCACTGGGCAATAACGCTGTAGGCCCAGCTCACATCAAAGGCCCTGGCTGGGACAAGCTTCCCTGAGTCGTATTGGTTACTTTCACCACCCACTACAATCCAGTTGAGTTGGCCCGTTTTGAGAACTGGTTCAAAATCTACCGGGCCAATGGCGGGCTCGTAGGAAATCCAGCGGTATTTGGATGGAATATCGGCGATGTGGTCAAAGCCGTGCAGGTCTTCCTGACCGGCGACTGAATAACCCAGCCAGACTTTTGACCAGTCAAATACGTTAGGATGTTTCTTGGGGATAGTGAACCGCTTGGTGAGAATCAACCAGTCAGTGTGGGTTGTTCCATTGACCAGTTGACCAAAATCCACAAGCCATTGAAATGGCACCCTCACGTCAAACACGTCCGACAGAGAGAAGGCGAAGTTGCGGATGCGCTTGCCTTCCTTTTTGGCGGCTCTATCCCAAGTCAAGGGCTTCTTCCAGTTGGCAGCCGAGGTGCGATAGCGCGGCTTGTCATCGCCCCACTCAGCCCAGTTCATTCGGGCCGAGAGATACTTCGCGTAGCAATGCTCGCAACCTTCCGCAACCTCAGTGCAACCAATCCAGCCGTTAAAGGTGTTATCGCACCATGAAATCTTGCTATTTTTGGCCATTGATGTCTTCCTGGTCGTCAAGTGCATTGAAGAAAGTTAGCCACCAACTGGCAGAGCGAATAACTCTCTGCCATTCCTCAACAGTGGCCTCGTCATTAGGCATTATTGAGAGCATGGTGAAGAACTCTTGGGGTTGCATATTTGCCTCTGAAAGCATCATACCAGAAACGTGAACCTTTATTCACAGATTGACCAAATTGCTTTATACTTCCCCTTATGTCTAACACTCCCGCTCTAATGATTGAAAATGCTGATTTAGAAAATGTGCCGCGCCTGAAACGTATCAAGGAGGTGCTACAGGTGGTCGCATTAGCGATGCGCCCCGGCTTTACTCTTACACGGGCGCTTGAAGCGCATGGGCTGGATAGCGCCACCTACTATCGCTGGATGGCGAAGCCAGATGTTCAGGATATGGTGGGGCGGTTGAAGAAGGGGATTATCTTGGCGGCTCAATTGGAGGCGGTGATGGGCTTCCCCGAAATCGTGCGGCACCAACGCAAGATTGCCCAAGGGGAAGGACTACCAATCGAGAATTCTACGGCGGCCGCTAAGTTCATTTGGGCCGTCTTGAAGGACACTCTGGACCAGGCCATCGGTAATAATGAGTCGGAGGGCGGAGAAGCCAAGCCGCAGATTGCCATGTTCAACCCCACCTTCATCGGTCAGCAGGTTAATCATCCCTCCAACTTGGAGGAAGAACCGGTTACGGTTATCGAAGCGACTCCCGCGCCTGCCCCAGATCAATAATCAGGGGTTCCTCGTTTTTGATGTCTGGCCAGACCAATAAGCGCAGTTGGCCCTGCCATAGTTCTAGGTGGGCAATGGGACCTTTGCTCACCTCTGAGTCGGCGGTGCCATAGCCCTCAACGAACAACTCCATATTCCCGTATTGGTCAACCGTCACACGACAAGGGCAGAGGGCGGGAGAAGAGCTATCTTTGTCGCTAACGTTAAATCGAATTTGTTGTTTTATCATGGAGTCTCCATTATCTTTATCAAAACGCGCGCTAATTGCTCGTCATCCAGATCGCCGGAGAACCAGTGATTGGGGCCATCATATCTAGGGCGGGCATCACTGTACTGACGGATAACGGCCCGAATGCAGATACCGTCTTCGCGCGGGCCAACGACAAAGGTTTGATTGATGGTGCAATAGACGGCCTGTAGATTGCTTAAGTTGAGATACTCGGCATGGGCATCCCCCGAAACCGCTATGCCACCCATATTGAAGGCGACAGATTGTTTAACATAGCCTTGCTCCAACATGAGTTTGCCCACTGCGCGTAATAGGGCTACCGTATCTTTCCTAAACTGGTTCTTGCGCGTCTTATCTTCTAACCGATAGGCACAAATGAGGTCGCCAGTGCAATAGGCACCACTAGGTTGCAGTCTCATTCTAGTTCTCCTATCCGGTCTTCGTAAGCGGCCTCAAGGTGAACAGCTTCGGCTCGAAATACACTCTCGTCTTCTGCATCAAAGTCAAGGCCGGACAATTTCTCAATCTCCCAGATCGTGTCATCGTCCACAATCTCGCGGATTAAACTGGCTTGTTTGGGCTCCCAACCATCCAGCGCGCGGCGCGTTTGACACTTTTGTAGGCCAAGTTTTCCCTCTGTCTCTAACTTGAAGGCTATTTCCGTAGCATCCTCCTGGTCTTTGGCCCCGATGATGTAAGTCTCCATAATAACTATGCGAGCATAGGTCAATCTGTAATCTGGCATAATCCTTCACCTGTCAATCTATTCCCCAGCCTGTATCTACTTGGTCATAGACTGGCTGAATATCGGCATCGTCAGGCAAACTGAACGGAATGGCTGGCTCAACATAGTCGTCTTCTACATTCGGCTTTCCAGTCACCTGCGAGTGGCTTAGACTCTTGGCTTTCACATTGTCACCGGTAAAACCTTGGTCTTTGATGTTTGTAGCCCACATCGTTGCAAATGATTTCAACTCTCTGAGTAGTTGGGAGTCGCATAGTGCTCGCGGGTTGTCACCTACAGCTCGGAAAACCTCGGCGTACCGACCCAGCGGATGTTGGGTAATTGAGGTTGGTACCCAATCCAGCCAGCCGAAGGTCAGTTCTGGGTCATACATCACATCGCCTTCTTGTATAAAGAAGTGACAAACAGATATGGTGTCAGCCCCGACCTTCTCAATCACGAGTGGCATGTAGGGCTTGTTTTCCAGTTTCAGGTGTAACTCATGACATTCGGGATCGTTGAAGGCCCCAAGCAGGTTGTGATTAGCCAGTATGGTTTCGATGATCTTCTGCATGGGGGTCATTCTGCAATTCTCCACACGGCGGTATCAGTGAGAACGGTACAGAAGCCTGTCTCATCACCATTCTTATCAAAAAGAGGCATATCGGCCCCTGGCGAGAAGTATGGCAACCGTTCAACACGTTCAGCCAACGCTCGCAGAATTCTTGCTGTCTCTTGTCGTTCGTTATCTGTAAACGGCTCGGATGTTTGCCTTATAAGAATGACGGTTTTCATTCGATTTGCTCCAGAACTTTCCACTCAATATCTTCGGAGTCGGCATAGTCACCGCCCTCGTCGGCATAGACTCGGAGGGTGAAGCCCTCTTGGTCACACACAAGATATTGGTTGCCGCCCTCTAACTTAGAGGGAAATTCCGCGTGTTGGTCAACAATCATCCACGTTTCGTCCAGCGATTCTGGGCGATCTTCGTGGATGGCAAACAGGGCCCGCGCCTCAACAACAAACTCGCTTCTGGGATAGATCGTTAGTAGCACAGTCAGATCTAGCCTCACATTCACACATAGATGGTTAAGGAAACTCACATTTTCGGCCGTGAGTGGGATAACGAAAATCTCTGGCGCGGGCCAGAGATGTGAAAAACTCTTGCTAATGACGAGGTTTTTCATGCTTGGCTGTCCTTCTGGGTCTGAATTTGGCGCGCGAGATTCTCCCAAGTGGCAATCCGGTGGCGGAGCTCGGTGGTGAGAATACCGGGCTGAGTGCTGTAATAAACCACCTCCCCCGGAATAACATTGTTCAAGAGATCATCGACGATCTCCTCTGACACTACAAGTGTCAGTTTGATAATCTTCATCTGCTGCGTTTCCTTTCAACAATGATGCCATCCTCGCCGCGCGGATCGTGAGCGAGATCGTAAAAAACCGCTAGACTACACTTCCGCGCCCGGAGTTCCAAGCGCGCGTTAAATTGCTTCAATATAACCATCTCACCCGCCTTGGCCTGCCGAACGGCTTTGCGGGGAAATCGAATTTCCCACCGCTTTAGACCGGGAGTAGACTCGATGTGCTCAATAAACCGCTCGAGGTCCATGATGAGCGTCTCGGTGGGAGTGGGGAAAAGTTGTCTGCGAGCTCCTCCGACCATTCTCTGTATCTGATCTAACATCTATTCCTCCAGCGCCAAGATGTCGGCAGTCACTTGGCGAATAACCGCCTTGCGGTGAAACACGACAACCGGCGAAACGCCAAATTCCCGCGCAATGGCGGCGTCGGTTATCCCTTCTAAATTGAGTGCAAAAATGGTGAACGGACTAGGCTCTACCCACCGCTTGGCGCGGTCAATCGGGATGTGGTAGGCAAGGCCAATGAGGATTTCTGCAGCCAGTTGGTTTGTTCCGATGGTTCGTTCGAGGAGAGTGCTAGGGGTGAACATGAGTTGAGTCCTTTGATAAGAGAAATCAACTCACCCATCTGCCACGCGCAGGCTTCATAGGCTTCAGCCTTGGCGGTGTTGTGGAGATTTTCATCTGGCAGAAACTTGAACGTACTAAGAACGCGGAGCTGGGCGGCGTGCAGGGTCCAACGAACATGAAGTGTCTCGGCGCGTTTAAGCAGAGTAGGGGAGTCGTCAATCATGTGAATAATTATGCACATTTTGTGAACAAGCGCCATAGCCTGTTCTTCCCCCTGGCCAGCTGCACATAAGACGGTTTGGATTTCGGTGATGGGATCCATACTATTCCTCCTAATTAGAAGGCCAGGCCGCGTTCTTGCATTGATACAAAGCGATTGTCGCCAACGACCAGATGATCCAGCACCTCCACATCCAACAGTTTCCCGGCTTCGATGAGGGCGCGGGTCACGGCCACATCTTCGGGGCTGGGCGAGGGGTCGCCGCTGGGATGGTTGTGGGCTATCACAATGGAGGCCGCATTGGCTTTGATCGCGACGCAGAAAACTTCGCTGACCCGAATCAGCGAGGTGTTGAGTGACCCGTGATAGATTTCAATGGGCTGGCCAATAGCGCGATTGCGAGTGTCGAGCAAAAGAACATACAGATATTCCTGTTCGCGGCCCACGAAATTTGGGCGAAACAGAGCATAGGCAGCACCAGCTGAATCGGTGACCGAGCGGGCCAGTGGAACCATGGAAAGGTTCGCTACCTCACGTATGGCCATAATCATCGCGGTCCGCCGTTCTCCCAGGCCATCTATGCCTAGCAGGTCGTGTACCCCCATGCGATAGATACCAGACAGATCGCCAGCTGCTTGGAGTAGATTGCGGGCCGGTCTTTCCCCTACAATGGTGACCAACAATTCGAGTTGGGAACAGCCTCGCGGATTGCGAAGGACTCGTTCATAGGGCTTGTCCCCAGTTGGGTAGATTGTTTCTTCTTGCATACAGACCTCCAACTAAAAAGAGCCTCATATTTCTATGAGGCTACTCTGCGAAGCAACTAATCCCTCCAACTTGGAGGGAAACTAGATTTCACCCTCGTGTTTGAGCCAGGCGGTAATATCTCCTTCCGCGAGAATCCAGTCTCCTCTTGGTGCAGGCGCAATGAAACGCCACTTGAAGGCTTGGTAGAGACGCTCGGAACGAGTCTTATAGAGAAAACTGGCGGGGTCGATATCCTGTTCACCAAAGTAATCGGCCAAGATACTAAGCGCGAGGTCCGCCGGTCCGCTCCCGCCATAATGCCACTCAAAGCCATTGGGCGAGTGACGGAGTATATGTTTGAGTGGGTAGGATGTGGCTTTCTCGACATCCTGAACGGATACTTGTGGTCCGTCTTCTTCTGTTCGAGTTGCAATGTACAAACGCATGATGGCTCCTTATTTTGTGCCGACAAAGATTATCCGGTCAATAGGCCAACGCCTAAGACGACAAACGTTTTCGCTTTCTGGCATCGGCCCCCACAACTCTCAAGCCCGTTGCGTTTTACAGAAGAACTGATTCTCTCCAGGTCGGACATGGTAGGACATGAGTGTTAAGACTTGGACATCCCGGCGTTCAGTGCGAACAAACTTGCTTGCCATTTATATCACCTTTAGAACATCGAGAATTGGGTGTCGGGGACGACAACCTTCTTCCTGTGACTGACGCTAGTTTGGACCAGAGCCAACATCTCGCTCATAGTCTTCATCCGTGGGCTGACGGCGGTTGGACTACCCATCGGACTTTCGGTTACCAGCAGGTCATTACCCAGCGAGAAAAGACCCTCGGCCCGTCCAATTTTTAGATCGCCCATGGCTGAACGGACCAAATCTTCCAGTAAGTCACCGGTGTCACCGTCTTCCACTAATGCACCACCCACCTCATCGCCATAGAAGGCCTGAGCGGCCATCATCTTGGCCCCCATCAGGTCAATGACCTTCTCCTCCATCGTGCCAGTGTAGACCGGGAAGTACAGCTTGACCGGGAGAGGGGCGCCAGGTCGATACAGACGACGCATGGCCTGCCAGAGCGTGTAGAGCGACCATTCCAGTTCATAGAAGATTGCGGTGGCGAACATTGTCAGGTTCAGGCCGACCTCCACCAGGCGCGCATTGGTCAGCAGAACGTCGAATTTGGGAGCGTTCTGCTTAATCCAAGTCGCACGCTTGACTGGGGCCAGGGATGGGCGCAGAATTCCTACCCGCAAACCGCGCGCTTCTAGTACCGCCTGAAGTCGGGGCTGAATGTCGCGGGTGCCAGTCTGACGCACATACACCAGCGTCTTGCGGCCCTGGACCATCTCGTTACGAGCGGTTGTGGCCAGCCAATCTTCTTTGGGGAGCAGGACTGATAAATCGGGCCTGTAAATCTCTTTCCCGTCCACCACCACGATCCCACCCGGAGGAACCACAGACTCAAACTCGGCCACGTCTTCTTCGGCCCGGATGGCCCACTTGCCGCGGCCACTGATGCGAGCCTTGAAGGTTACCTTCTCATAGCGCCACATTGAACTGGGCCGATTGAGGGCCGAGGTCAACCAGACGCCAATTGCACCTTTGCCGCCCGGTTCGTGCATTCGGCTGATAGCCCAATCATAAACACCCTTGTCGGCCTCAAGATACTGTTTCTTCATATCGTCCGAGGGAGCAATGCGGGCAATCTCCTCCGAATACTTAGGCAATGGCAAGCCAATGTCAGTGAGACTGCTAAAGGAGCAGAACTTCAATCCTGTTCCAACAATGGCGGGCGAGATGCCGGGCCGTTCGGTCACGGTTTCAAAGTGTTTCTTGCCGGTAAAGGAACCATCTTCCTCAAGTTCCTTGTCCCTATAGAAAACCTTTTTGATAAGCCCGTAACGTTCCACCCACCGTTGCTCGTCGTTGAAGCCAAACTCTTGGCGCACTTCCGGGGCTAGCCGATAGAGAAGCCAGAAGATGGATGTGCTGTATCCGCCAAAGAGAGTTCCAGTCAGACCAACGGTATAGGGAATGGCGTTGCTGAGCAGAGTCAGTGTTTGCCCGACGCCTGTGCCCTTGGCCTTCGCCTTGTGGATTTCGTCCATTAGCATCAGGCCAAACTTCTTCTTGGCTTTCTTGGCAATGTAACTGGCGGCCGCTTCTCGGCGGTAATAGGTGTACGAAAACAGGGGACTCCCGCACACATGGGGCTGGTCGTGTTCGTCGTTTACCATCACGACATGCTTGCCCTTATCCGGGTCCCAAATCCGCTTGCCGATCTCAGCCCGATGGGCCTTGTCATTATGAGAACGCATGGGCGCCACGCAGAACCGGCGTTTAGCGCCAATCCACTCCTCCAAGTTGGAGGGCGTGATATAAAACTTCTCCTCTGTCTTAGGGTCTACATCTTGAAGCGGAGTGCCACAAATGGGACAGGCGCAGACCACAATAGAGTCACTACTACTCAGGATGCTCCGCTCAACGATGGCTGGCACCCGTCCTGGGCCCAGCTTGGCCGTCTCGTGCGACAAAATAGCGAAGGACTTGAGAGGCATTACGCCACTGGCGTACTCGTCCAGAAATTGGGCGACCGAGTAGCGGCGGTCATCCTCAGTAGCGGGGTCGCGCGGCATATCCAGTCCTAGCCACAGGAAACCACCTATGCGACCATCAAGCAGATTGGGATGAGTAGCTCCGCGTCGGCGAATAGGCTTGCGCTTCTCGGCCTCGTGCAGTGAAAACTCTACCGCTTTAGCAATAGCCTTGGGCACGCGCAATTTCTGCTCGGAGGTTATCCTTTTGAGCAAGTTAAGGCATCCGTAGGCATTCTTCCCTTCAAAGTCGGACTTATTGAGATGTAATCCCAAGATGGAGAAAAGATACTGTCCAATCTTCATCGGCCTGGGAGCGGCTTTCGCTCCCACTTCAATCACTCGGGCTTTCGCGCCAGGGATGACCTCGGGAATTTCCTTTGGCCAGTTCTCTTTACCAGTAACAATGCCAGGTCCGACGACCAGGACCGGATAAACAGGCGCTTTATTCTTGCGTGTCTTGGCCGCACTGAGATATTCAGCAATAGAGATACCAATGGTGGTTTTGCCGCTTCCCATTTCCGCATTGATAAACCCGGCCCCATCAGCCAGACACAAACGTCCCATTGCAACGGTCAAGTGCTTCTGAAAGTCGGTCAAGCCCGTTTCGTTTCGGCCCGGTAGTTGTCGGCTACGCGAGAGGTTGTCAAAGATAGCCCACTCCCATGGTTTAGGATTCATGCTGTAGCGCGGCTGGTTTCGGGCCTGAACCACATCGGCCAGTTGAGCCACATGCTTGACCAACAGTTCCTTGACCTCCGATACATCCTCGGTAATGGTGAGTTCACCGGCCTCCGACAGCACGGCCATACTGGTGTAGAAACGCTCCTCCATCTCTACCTTATTCATATGTTCTTTGTCGTCATCTTCCTCTGGCTGGGGTTCCGCGCCCTCCTCGTCTACAGGTTGTACTACCTTCTTCGTGACGGACCGCTTGATAACCGAACCTTTCAGGAGAATGACGCGCCCCTGGTCGTTGAGGAGATTGGTGCCAAGCAGACCACCACTGACCTGCATAGCGATATGGCCCTTCTTGGGCTCCATGGCTGGTTCAATTACCAGTGGCTCAAGACGCGGAGTGAGGTCACGCCAAGCGTTGCCCCGGATGAGTCGGCCTGCGGCCCGCTCGGACTCACGAATCTTGTCCTCGTCAGACACAATTAGGTATTGGAATTTGAAGGGAGCCCCATGCCGCCCGCGCAGAGGCGCATCAGGGACGGCATACTCACCCTGCCCAGCAACAAAGAAGGGCATGGGTGCTGGAACAGCTACACGGTGAGCCTTCCCCTTCTCGCCAACTACTTCATCGTAGCGGTCTACCAGATTCCCAACCGACCAGATATTGAGGATTTCGTTTTGGGCCTCGGCGGTTGGGGCCTTATATTCGGCCCGCCGCACGCCAAACAAGATGATTTGGTCAAAGACCTCGTAATCTTCTTTGGCAAATTTGAAACAGCGCAGGTCAGAATACCAGCCAGCCAGGTGGCGGGCAATCTTCTCATTGTGCAAGCGGATGTGGGGAATGAGATAAAGGAGAATACCCCTTGGTGTGATGCGGGAGGTGGTGTTGAGCAGGAAGGTCTCTTCCATCCTTGCCCCACCACCTGTGTCTCCCTCGCCATCATACGGCGGATTCAAAAGTACCAATGAAAAAGTGTCGTCGGTAATTTGGGAATACTCGTAACCGCAACAAATCGTAGTCGTGAGACGGGTTTTTGCTTCTAGTTCACGAACGTCCGACAGTTCTATTCCATACGTTTCTGCGGGACCGCGCATCCTTTCTATGGTGGCTAATGCCTCGCCCGTTCCACAACATGGGTCCAGGTAACGACGAGTTCCTTCCTGAACAATAGAGAGCCAAGAAGGGATAAGTTTTAGAGTAGCACTCGGGGTTGGATAAAAACCCAACTTGCTCTGGCCTGCCAATCTCATCCTTGGCTCCTTTCTCGCCAAGTCGTATGACGAACTACTTGACCGATGGTTGTTCTTTCTACCCCAAATTGAGTAGCGAGTTCGCTTTGCGAAAATTCGCCAGTGTCAAACAGGCTACGGATCTTGCGGACCTTTTCCCATGTCAGGACTGCCTTGTGTACATCCTCGCTTCGCAGAGGCTTCCGAAGTCCAGTCTGATAAGCATGTTTGATATTTTCTCCTCGTGTGAGGTATTCAAGATTGTCAGGGCAACTATTAGACTTGTCGCCATCCTTGTGATTCACCTCCATCCCGACTGGACAAGGGCCAAGAAAAGCAGTTGCAACAAAAATGTGGACTGTTGAATTGGCTTTAGAACCGTTGCGAACTATTGTGAGATTAAGGTACCCAAGTTTTGACACTGAGGGGCGCAACACAAGAGGTTTCTTTCGTCTTCCGCTACGACAAACAAGAGAACGGACTCTGCCAAAACTTGAAGCTTCATATCTGTTTTCGTGTCCCGGAACGGGCTTCCATATTTCGCTCATTTTTCACCTCCAAGTTGGAGGAAGCTAGTCCTCACGCCGGCCTCAATGTAATCCCGCCAGGGTGTATCAGCAGAAATAGTGTATCCCTGTGGAGCTGGCCCGCCTGTCTGAAACGGCATAGCTCGTCCATCTTCAATGGCCTGTTCGAGTAGATATTCGCCCCAATCCAAACGGATTGGGTAGATGCTGTGGTTCTCAAGCAGAGCGGCCAGGACCTTGGTGGGTGGCAAGCACACTGACTTCCCGTTCTTGGTTGTGCCGCGCCACTCAGCGACGTACATGGTCTTGTTACCAATGTTTCCGTCTGGCTTGACCATCTCGGGGGCCACCAAGCGAGTGAAGCGGGGGCGGGGGCGGGCATAGACCGTTGGAACCTCCTCGGTGATCTTGATGTACCGTCGGTTGAGGCCAGTGGCGGTAAAGGTTTTACCCTTGTCTTCATCCCAGATGCGGATGAGTTCTTTGTCACCCCCGACGAGTGAGGCCCAGATTGCGCCAATCTGTTTGGGGTGGTCAGGGGCAAGCTCTAACCAGACAATGATGGGCGACTTTTCTTTCTCAACTGAAATAGCGTAGGAGTACACGAGCGCCGAAGCGCCCCCACCATTTGAGATGCGGATAGTCGACATAGGCTAGAGTCCAAAAACGGCAGGGTCTATACCTGCCGTTACTAGTTTTCCTCCAACTTGGAGGGATTATGCTTTGATGAATTCTTTTCTTAGCTTCTTGCCCAGCCAAAACGCTCGCAGCGAACTATCTTCATCTTGGTCATCCCCATCAAAGGCGCTATAAAAGGTTTTGCAGAAGTTGTCACCCTCGCCCGTTCGCAGACCAAGAAGTATCTTCATATTCTCGCCATAACCAATAATCCCGGTCTGGTAATGAAGGCACAGCGCACCGATGGGGCATACACCATCTGTCTCTGTCCTCTTATAAGCCCGACCGTTGCTTAGGAAGGAAACCCCAAATCCACCCTCTATAATGGGGATGCCCTTCTTCTGGGTCGCCTTGACCGCTACGCGCAGGATTTCCAGTCGTTGCTTTTGATTCATTTCTTCTTTCTCGCTTTCTTTTTGGGCTGGACAGTGGGTTCGGGGACTAGACCGCGCGCGTCCATCTCGTGACGAATTTCTTGACCGAGCAAGAGAGCATCGAGCTGAGCAGTGTATCTCTCGTCCATTTCTTCAAGAGTCTCTTCGGGCTTGTCATAACCGCTTGTAAAAGCCATGACCCAGGCGTATTCCACTCCCAGTGCATTCTGAATAGCAGTCACAATCATCCAGTAGCCATCGGGTGCTTGCTGAACGGGTTGACCCAAGGCGCAGGCCGTCATTGGACAACACCGATTTCCCTTGGCAGTTACCCGATTGTTGATTGGTTCAAAGCTGAAGGTGTTCGGCAAAATCCGAACGTGTAGCTTCTCAGCATCGGTGATAGCCTGCCAGATACGGGCCTTGAGTTCATTTCGAGTCATGTTCGGCCTGCCATTCATTGAAAAATTCCCAACCTGAGGGTCATTGTTATTTGACCTTTCCAGAAAGGTATTTGATGAGGCGATCTGTCTGCCATTTATGCGCGGCCACCCGCAGAATCTCTAGTCGTTGTTTCACGTTCATTTGTGCTTACCTTTAGGGCAAGATGTCCAGACATCCCAGATATCTTTGCTAGTTGTTTCTCCTACTTACACACACCCGAAACCCGAGGTACCTGATACGATAGCCCGGGTAGTTCCCGTAGCGGTACGCACAGCGCGCGTACCAGTCAACGTCATAGAACGCGCCGCCCCGCAGCACACGGGCGACATTATCATCGGCTTTCAAGTTTTCTCGACCATCATCCGGCTTGTAGGGATAAGACTTGTACAAACTGCTATACCACTCCCACACGTTCCCGACCATATCCGCCACCCCGTAAGGGCTATCGCCCTCTGGGGAATATGCGCCGACGGGCGTTGTGCCGCCCTTGCCACCTTCACTGGTGTTGCATTTGGCCGGGTCAAAGTCATTGCCCCACGGATAAATGAGTCCCTCCGAACCGCGCGCCGCTTTTTCCCATTCGGCCTCGGTGGGCAAACGCACGGTGCCATCCGCTGGCAATGCTCCGCTCTTCCGCAGTTTCTGTGTCAACCAATCGCAATACGCCACCGCCTCATGCCAACTGACATTTACGACCGGGTGGTCATCAGCGGCGCTGGGTTTCCAATCCGGTTTATGGGCCTCGGCAAACGCGCGGTATTGGGCATTGGTAACCGGCGTCCGGCCAATGAAATACTCAGGAAGATCCACCGTGTGCTGAGGCTTCTCACTATCTTGCGCCAAAGAATTGGTGGCCTTGCTCCCCATCAAAAGCCTGCCCGCTGGGATTCTTATTAAGGTGGGGTTCATAGCATCCTCTTTCAATCTAAATCTACTGAGCTGGTTTAGTTGTGTCTCACCTGACCAGAGGAGGGCGGCAAAGTCAAACCATTTACCATGCCACAGAGCTTAACATGGCACCCAGAGAGTCCTAGAAGGGAAGGGTGTCGTCGCCGCCCCAGCTATCCGCTGTTTCAGTAGAAGTGGGGGTTACGGTGGCCGCACCGCCCTCACCCTTGGGTGTGAGGAATTTGATAGTCTGTGCCGTCACTTCAAACGAGGAGCCTGTCTCTCCATTGGTACGGGTGAAGGTGCGTGGGTTGCCACTGTCGTCACCGGTTATCCGGCCAACGACCAGCACCCGGTTGCCTTTTTTGAGGTAGGTGTTGACGTTCTCAGCTTGCTTTCCCCAGCAGGTCACGCGCCACCAGATGGTCTTATCGTGGGCCTGACCATCCTGGCCCGTCCACTTTTCAGAAGTGGCAACCGAGAAGTTACATACTTGTTGACCACTGGGGGTGAAGCGCAACTCAGGGTCCTTGCCGAGATTGCCGATAAGGGTTAACGATTGGTACATAATGTTTCCTTTCTTTCCCGGCCCATTTTGGAGGCGCGGGGCTTGGTAAATCCCTCCAACTTGGAGGAAGAACCTGCAAAGCAACTACTTCAACAGGCTCTCAGACTCGGCTTGCCTTAGACAGGCTTCGCCAACTTGGAAGCCGGAGAGATAGTTTTCCCTCCGGGACTTCTTACGACTTTTCAAAACAGCGTCCTGAAAGGCCATGCCCCATTCTTCGTCTTTGCCGAATATGTCGGCGAAGACAGTGTGCTGGAAGTAGAATTTACCCCCGACTGACCTGCGACTTAACAGGGTGGCGCCAACGAAGCACACACGAGACTTCTTTCTATATGATGGGCGATATTTACCGCTATTGAGAGGTCTTACACCATAGACGTGCATGTCGAGAAAATGGCCTGCCTCTACCTGCCGACGGGCGTCCCTCAAGACGGCTTCTACAATTTCGTCATCAGTCCAAATCTTTTTCATATTAACCTCTGGGATGACTATACCAGAAAAGTGAAACATTGTTCACTTTTTCGTGGTAAACTGAGCCTAGAAAGGAAAACCCAAGATGCCTAAGAAGTTGGACTTTCCCGCCCTGAACTTTGGTTCAGCCCTCATCAATGCTGTGCTATACGCATCTTTCGCGCTGTGTCTAGCCTTTGTGGGCTGGTGGTCACTGGAACAAACGGTCAACTATAGCCACCTGATTTCGGTGGCCGAGATGGCCTGGCCAATTGGGATTGTGATCCAGTTTGGCCAAAACTTCGCGCTATGGATGCGAAGCAAGTCTCGACCAACCAATCTGTCCGGGTCCCAGAACTGGCGCGGACTGTTTACGCTGGCGCTGAGCCCCCGGACGGGCTGGTTGTATGTCTGGGCTGGGGCGGCGACGCTGGATGCCATGACGAATATCGGTCAGTGGCGGGTAGAACACGCCGAGGCCGTGCCTTGGAGCCTGGTGTGGATTTTGGGGCACGGTGTATGTATCGGAGTGGTGGGGGTAGAGGAGGTGATGGCCTGGGCGGTAGCGACCATGCTACACCACTTCAATGATCTCATTCAGGCCATCTTCCGACGCAGATTAGACTGGCTGGAATGGGCCGAGGATGAGGCACGGAGGACAGCCGGCGCTCCGCAAAACCGAAATGGAGATCAAATAAATTATCCACCGAGCTATAATCGCCGTTCTCGCAAGTACGAACGAGAAGAAGCCCCGGACGAATAATATAAAACACCCTCCAAGTTGGAGGGTGTTTCAATTTTGGGCAAATCAGGTTGAGACAGGAGAAACTCTTTAGACTGTGTAGGTGTAATGCGCGCGGTCGCCAAGATTATCAATCAGAGGTCCAATGAAGAATTTCGGAAGTGACCCTATTCTCGAATTCCTGCTCTTGGTCTGGAACCTTACTATCGGGTGGTTGCCAGACCATCGTAGGATGTTGATCCTGACGGAGGACACTACGGCAAAAAATCCATTTACCCAGGCCCCGAGTAATCATGTCCACTGCCGAAAGGAGTAGCCTGCGCTCCTGCGTGTTGAGAGAGTGTCGTTCTCTCTCAGTTTGTAGAAGTCTTTCGGCCAATTCATAAGCGGTTTGTTTCATTTTGCGCCCATAAAATCTTCCGTGAATGATGGTCACCGGTTACACCGGGAAAGAGTTTGTCTGGGATGCCACACAGTTGCGGGTGAGGGTGGCTAGTTATTCACTGTCAGGGGCAATTACCCTCGTCCAGCTAGGCCATTTATAAGCGGCCCACCACATCCCAGGCCTCCGGGCAAACGAGCCCTTTGGCATTTCGGAGGACAGAGACAGGGCTTACATGAAATGGCCTGCGTCGGCCCGTCCAACGCCTAATACCGGACGCTTGAGCGGTTGTCTCTGTCAAGACAGGCTGGCAGTTTAGCGCCTGCCGATTTACGGTCTTACTCTTGACCGCACCTGTCGTGTGCATTGGCCGGGCTTGATTCCGGCTGATCTCCTGAGGCCCACCGCATTGGTGGGAATCATTCTCTCTGGCAATTACCTCCACCGAGGCATACTTGTACTTATCTGGCCAGTCCTGTCCTTCCAGGATGAATGCACACAGTTTGCTACCTTCGTAAGCATGTGGACGATGTGGGACTCGAACCCACGACATTCTGCTTGCAGCGCAGACGTTCTCCCAACTGAACTAACCGCCCATAATTTTCTTCAACTGTTTGGCCACTGCCTCTTCCGAATGACCCTCATGGAGCGCCAGACTGTGAAATGGGGCCATCTCACTGTTTGCTGTGGTCCGTAGTTCGTCAGGAACAAATTTGGACCAGAAGCGACAGAAAGCGCCGATGGACTTGACACTGGTAACAAAGCCAAACTCCACATCGGGGTGTTGCAAGTCAAGGTTATGACCGTGCAAACGGGAGGGCACATAAGCGGTCTGCGTGCCTTGCTGTCGGACTTCATCAATCGTCACGCCGATTTTCATCTTGGGCCTCTTAGAACCTGACGTATTCCACAATCCTAGAAGAAGTTGGTGGGGCCTTTCGTCCTCAGAGTTTCTATCGCGCCTCAACCTCAATGGGTGTGTATCGGCGGTTTACTCTGCAATCCAGGCCCCTAAAGGGTTGTCGTAAAGTCGGACAAGTATCGGGCCAGCCAGATGTGCTCGATTACGGAGGTCTATTTCCATTCCACCCGATACTTGTCTAGTAATAATGGGGGCGGGCTGGGCGGCGGCTGGACAAAACCTACGCGGCCCGCCATAACCCCAACTACTCTTTCTATCCCGGACGGAGGACAGTGGCTAACGTCTAACGAGAAAGCACCGCTGGCCGGGATAACTGTGGACGTGGCCGGTAACGATCCGGCGTCCAAGACACTTGCGAAGCAAATTCCTACAGGCTTAGACGGTACGCCGTCAGCGTCTTCATCTGTGTCGGTTTCGGGGATGACCGACTTCCACCACCGGACACTTACGCGGTCACGGAGACGCCTGCGAACAGGCTTTCGGCCAGTTGGCCGGGGCGGAACCCAAACAGGGAATCCACCGCAATGGGTGCTTCAGCACTTGAAAGGTTGCGCCGATTTTAGGAGGTCTGCGCTTCTCCGCCTGCAATTCACTTCCCGCCTATCCTGTCGAGACCAAATTCACGCCCAAGTTGTAAAGGTACTGGCGAGATTGTACCATAGGAGTGAAAGATTATTCACATGCTATTCTGAATGGCTGTATACGAGCGGATCATGACTTTCTCAAAGATGTCAAACCTTGGATGTGGAAACTGGAAGTCACCAGTGCTTAAGCTGATCAAGCCAATGGCAACTGTCAGTTTCGCGGTATCGCCATCGTTATACACCTCCAAGAAAATCCCGTCCTTCACATAACTAGCCGACTGACCGTTGCCAGCGTAGTGATGAAGTGAATAGCCTAACCGATTGGCTTCAGCACACCCGGGGAGATTTTCTATCATGGGATCACATATTCACTGGTTCGCCCAATTTCACATCTTTGTGGGCTGGACGGGCCAAGACATACTTGACGACGGCCTGAATGTCTTCGTCACTCGGGACAATGCTGGCCAGCTTCTTGGGGCTGAAGGCTTTGGCCTCAACCAAGAACTTGTACACACAGTCGGTGGGACAATGGGGGGTCATGCCGTCACGATGGGTGTATATGCCTGCTTCGACTACATACCCGCGTGGGTCCCAGCCACCGCGAAAGAAGTTCGTCCCACCCATACGGTAACTGACTTCAACTCTGAGAGCGGATACGTCCTCTTCTTTGGCCCCTTCCAGAACAGGGTAGGAGCGGATTAAACGATCTCGACCTCGTGCCATTAGGTTTCCTCCAAGTTGGAGGAGAGCAGGGTGGTTTAGGCCCTGCTCTCGCCAGGTTGTGCGGTGGATACCTACAGGGCGATTTCGACTTCGGCTTCGGGGGCCAGAACGTCTTCCGGCAACATTTCCTCATCGCGGGTAGCGAAGAGGTTGATGTTGTACGGATTCTTTACCCGTTGCCCATCGGCCAGTTTGCGGCTCAGGCCACGCACATAACCAACGAAGCCTTGCAGGTCAGTCTTGGCGATTTTCTCGCCGGTTGTGGCATCGGTGCCTTCGTAGTGCTTGACCTCCAGCCCGTTGAGGCCGATCCGAACAAAGTCACCGATCTTCAAAAGGACGACTAGAGCGGCTGCTTTCGCTCCCACAGCGGTACCGGTGTACCAAGCGCCGCGTTCCCCAGTTTCTTTCACGCGTACGTTCAGGATGGTGCGCCCGTCCGGGAGGATGCGCTCCGTTAATGAACCGATGTTCCCGGTGATGTTGGCTTTCATGGTGTGTTTTCCTTTCTCGCCGCGTTTCATTCGGCGAGTGCTAAGGGTTTGATTAGGCGACTAGGATAGATACGGTCTGCAGCCCATCTATCTCACGGCCAACAAGGCTGGATGGGAATTGAACCCATGTCCCTGCGCCTGTCCAGCCCTTCAATTTCTATCTGCGAAGCAATTATCTTCGTGTTACCCCATGCCACCAAGCCGCCACTTTTAAGGGCGGAACTTCGTTGGCCAGCACTTCCTGTAGTTCGGGAAGTGTGTGGCCTGCTGACATATCGTTGTCTACTTCCTGAATGAGGCCCGACTCGGCCTCGTCAGGGGTGACAGAGCTCCAGAGCTTCCGCACGCTCTCGTCCATTTCTTTTGGGATCATGCGCTTCTCCTTCAACTAAACGTGGTCGGCATACCAATCCCGCACGACCACTTCTGGTACATCCTCGGCTAATACGATAACCAGTTGGCTGGCCGAGGGCAGTTCACTGGCCAACATTTGCCAATTCTCAAAAATCTCCTCTATAAGTTCAGAGGAGGTTGGGTCTGGCTCAAAGTTGTAGTGAGGTTCATCTGGTTTCGGTTTCATACCCCTGTTTCTGCGAAGCAACTTCTTCTGGCAATTTGCAGAGTATGGCCGTTGGGAATTCCTGAGCAATGGTGCGCTCAATAATGCGCCAGTCGCCGCCGCCCAATCCGGCCCCCATGCCAAAGGGGATGTAGACATTGACTACATTGAGCTCGGAATCGGCGAACACCAGGTTCGCCAGGTGTTGAAGCCCCCGTTGAATGGCGTCATAGCTTGTATGTTGACGCTTTCGCCCAATGCTCGCTTGCCCGCACAGGTTACACACCCAAAGCCCTGAGGCTACCCGAATAAGTTGAACACGCCCGAGGGCTGGAGGACTATCCCGATAACTTTGATAGACCTGTGGCCACTTCTGTCGAACTTTGAGCGCCAGCCCGGCCCCCATATAGCCCAGCGCATTAGTTTGGTGGACGATAATTCCCTCAGGGACAGTTAGAATGTCACACTCGATAACAGTCATTGGACATTCTTCGGCTTCGGCAAGTTGAGCGGCTAATTCAAACTCAACTTCCTTGACCGTCTTGGGATTCATGGGGTTCTCCTTCTATAAGGGTGGCTTCGTGCCAGAGTACCGCTACTTCTTTCGGGGTATATTCCGGCATGAAGTCAGCAAGTTGATCGGGGGTGGGAGAACGGTTGAAGACCTCGACATAGAGGTCAATCGCCTCCCTTACTTCGGCTCGTTGTTGAGCTGGGGTAGCGGGTAGTTTCATCATGCTTGCTCCCTACTAAGCAACGAGGTCTTGTTGAGATGGGCTTGAATGACGTGCCCATGGCAGGCCATGGGCGAACAGAAACATCCAAGTGTTTGACCGCGCAGGCTTTCAATCGCCTCCCGAAATTCGGGATCATTCTTGACACGCTGGGCGAAACTGTTGGTGTAGGCTTCAAGGCATCCCAATCGGTCATGGTTGCATTTACAAACATTGCACCATCCTATTGGGTGTAGATTGCCAAAGTAGCCCTCTGTACTTCGGAGAATGTTTTCCGTGGAACTACGAACTACACTGTGGTTGTGACGGACAGCCCGATAAGAACTTGCCCGTCCGATGAAAACGTCGAACAATATTCTGCGAGCATTGACAACTTTACACATGGTTCATCTCCTGAGTATATTCTGCGAAGTAACTCTCGTCCCTTCCCTCGTAGAATGAGGGATCGATAGAACTTAGAGGTGGTGGACGAGGCTCCCAACCGCCTCCTTTGCGGCGGAGCGAGGCCCTTAGATTTGTGTCAAGGCGACACAAGATACTCTCGGCCTCTTCAATGGCCCGTTGAAGATTCCGAACGGGATAATCCAGCATTGGTCCATAGCCATATAGGACGGGCATATATTTGGGGACGTTTGTGCCTATAACGACCAAGGTGATGGATGGATTAGGAGTGGGGAGAAGTTTCGGGGACATTGTGAACAATCTTTTACAGACGAGGGCGAAAGGGCAACATTGACCTGATGGACGACGATGCCCTCGGTCACGGTGAGAAAGACATTCTCAATGATTCATATCAGCCTTTCCTGACAAAGCGTCCGCGATAGTCGCGCTTCGCTCTCTGTACATTGGCCCGTCCGCCAATACTGTGGATGTTGAGATTGAGTTCACGCTGAACCATGAGGCCGATGACGGAGAAATTCTTGCGGATGTCGGATGGGAGACTACGCAGCCACGCCTTCCCTTGACGTGGCTGATAATCTTGAAAGAGATTGGAATATTTCATGTCATAGCAATCAAGATGATATTTGTTGCCTCGTCAAGAGCCATGTCTATCTGAAAGCCCTCGGCTTGGTAGGCCTTAGCAAGGCTTTCAAGAAGAAGTTTCCGGCAGACAAGCCCCTCACACAAATACCCATTGTGTCCTACGGATTTGTGACAAAATGAACACTTGTACATATTCTTATCCTTGTTCATCCAGCCAGTTCTTGTACTGGCGGATTTTCTCGGACGATGGAGTCTCATCGTCCAAGTCCAACTCCAGCGGGAGCGGAGCCAGGAAGACAATGAGCTCGCTTTCCTCGGCAGCCAGCAGAGCTGCCAGTTCAACAATCACTTGGTCGATTGTCATCGGATTTCTCCTTTTTCAGATGTTCGGCTAGTTCAACAATGTACTTCCGCCCCCCCTTGGTTCTCAGCATGTCCTCCAAGTTGGAGGTGACCAAAGTACAGGTAGTACAGTAGGGTGGGTCACGTTTAATGGTTTCGTGACCACAGATGGAGCACTTCATTTGACCTCCGGCTGTTCTTCGTATTCCCCATAAACACAGTCCCAGATCCGTCGCCAGGATTCTCCCCCGCTGTCACTCACATAGACCACCTATGCAAGTGGGTAAGCCGATAGTACCTCCTCTAAGGACAGAAGGATTCCGTTCCTTCTCCTGGTCATCCGATTCCCCCTCAAGCCATCAATAATCCATTTCATTTGGGTCTCCTGCGAAGCAACTTTTTGGGCAGTCCTCGTATAAGGATGGGCCAGAATATGCCTCTGGTTTATCCCCATCTCTGCGAAGCAACTCAGTCTGAGTCACAGCGCACATGCTCAAATTCGCGCTGACCTCTTGAATTTGTCGCGTTGCTCAGGGGTGAGATTCTTGCTCATACTGTCTCCATCCTACCAGAAAAGTGAACGATTATTCACAGGTGGAGGCCAAGAAGCGCCTCCACCTGTGTTTCTCCTCCAAGTTGGAGGGATTTAGACTGTCAGGTCGGCCAACTTCACGTTCACAAACTTGTCGGCCAATGGGTTATGAATGTGCTGGTAGATACTTCCCAGCATCTTGAAGGGGAGGCCACTGACGGGGAGGACATACCTTGCACACTCAATCGCTTGTTCCCAGGCCAATTTCTGGCCGGTGGTAAGCACGAGACCGGTCTCGGTAGCGGCCTTGACGGTCAGAGGCCGAAGACGCTCAATCATTTCGGCCTCCCACTTGCGAATTTTCGCCAAGTTAACTTGGCGGGCTTTCTTGGCGGCTACCGCATCTCTGGCGGCTTGCCAGCAAGCGGATGGCCCTTTGCCACTTAGAGTGGCCATAACGAAGGCCCGATTATAAACATCGAGCTTGCAGAGGAATCCCTCCAACTTGGAGGTGGCTTCGGCCAGGGTGGGGCGTTCGGTCAGGTGCCGAACGTCCTCGGGAGTTGGTTGATAGGCCAAGAACTCGTCAAAGTCGGCTTCCTCTTCCATTTCTGCCTTCCAGTCCTCATCTGACCAGTCCTCGCCTCGCGTACCGAAGTACGGGCTGATGTAGGGCGCCCCCCTTGTCTGCTTGGTGTTTATTCCAAAGGGCGCATGCCAAATCTCGCGCATTTCTGTGTGTGGTACCAACGTCCACATGCGAAACTCGGTTGGGTGGCGCTTGGTAATGCCGCGCCACTTGCCACAGCTGTCGTAAACATCGTACAGCCCGTACATAGTACAAGACACATTGAACTGGCCAAAGCCCGTTTTGTTATCGGCATAGTCCTCGAGGAAATCTGGTTCACCATCGGCGTTGAGGGCCTGAACCTCGTCCCAATCCCAAGTGCCATCGGCCTCGGGCTCAACATCATCGGCAAAGATACGATAGGCTTGGCCCGCCATCTTTTTCCGCTCAATCTGAATGCGCTCGGAATAGCGGACGGTCAGCACATCCTCCTCAACCAAAGGAATAAGGCCAAAGAAGCGTTTAGCCCAAGCTAGTTTCTCGTCGCGTTCATCCTTACTGGTAGGCACGGTGTATATGAGAAAATCGTTGAGTATGTTCTCGGCCCACCCATCCAACCGCTTGGCCTCAAACGATATTTCGTCCTCTATCAGACTGAGGCTGGCCGCAAGGTCAGCGTCGGGATGGTCCATTGCGGGAAACTCGCGGTCAAAGTCTTCCTCCAAAGCCTCCAGCGATTGTTCACCCGCTTTGGCCTTGTCGCGTTCTCCGTCACGCAACCCCATCAAGCGCAACGCGAAATAGGGCACGAGCGGACCCTTGGTCGCATCAAACGACTTTGCCGCTCGCAGGAGTTGAAGCACTCCCTCCTGTACCCCATCAGCGTAATCGCGCAACTTTAGCGCATGTCCCTGAATGACGGGCATGAAGAACTCAATCAAGCCCTCATCATTACTGAGCAGTTTGTTGATGTTCATAGTAGCCTCCAAACTAATGGCCAAGTATTCGCACGTTCTCCTCGCGTGGGACTTTCACCCACATCACTTCCCCAAAGTCCTGAGCCGCGTTGCTCAAGCAGTCCGCCCATGGGGCCATTGTGGAAGAAATCTTCCATAACCTCTGTACCTGGTTGATAACCAAGGCTGAGTCCCCGCGCATCTCAACCCTGGCTTTGCGTGGTTGAAAGCCACCCTTCTCCAAATTCACCTTGGTATCTTCCAAGGCGGCAATGGCGGTCATGTACTCTGCCACGTTGGAAGTAACGGCTCCGAATTGAAGACGGCTTATAGGCTTCCAACCCTGGCTCTCCCACCATATCACTCGATAAGACCCATAGCCTACTTGAGTGACCGACCCATTGTTCTTCGACCCCCCATCGAAGTTCACGACCAACCTTATTATTCTCTCCGGGTCGGAGAGAATAGGAATGTCAGTCTGATTTTCTATCCGGTTACTCAACTCCGCCCACTCTTGGAATGTTGAGCAACAGAAAAAGACCTTGGCCAACCCCTTCATATCCTCCCACATCAGACCCTCGGCCTGACGAGAGGACATGTATTTGATTGCATCATCGTCGCGTCCCTCCGCGACGAGTTGCTCGATGACTGAGGTGTAGTCCATTATTACCACCCTTCCACACTATCTTCCCCGGCCGCTATTGCCTCCGCGGCTACTTCGATGGCTACATCTGAGTCGGCCCCACTTTCAATGGCCGACTCTACCGCGTCTTCCAGCGCGATTTCATACGCGCTGGGGATGTTATATTCTTCTGGATTCATAGCGATCTCCTTAAAAGCAAACTGGCCCTCCAAGTTGGAGGGCCAGTGATAGGTAGACAGGAAATAGAAGCAGGACTTACCGCTTAGGGCGTTTCAGGCTGTCAATGAAGTACAGCGCCACCCCAATCAAAAGAATTAGGCCAACAATTTGGCCCAAGAGTGTGTCGTTCATTATTCAATTATCCCCTAAACCGACTCTAGCGTGGGCCAGGGAAGGCTGAGGCAACCAGGTTGGCCAAGAAGCCAACCGCATTCAGGCCTGTCGTTATCACAACCTCAGCCCCATTGGGCTCAGGGCGATAGTCTGGGCAGGCATTTGCCTGCTGTTCCTCGGCATAGGCATGCTCATCGTAGGCAGGCCCCTCGGCTGACAGGATTACGGCGTAGGGTGTGTTGGACATGATGTGTCTCCTGAGGATTTGCATGGGTGTTTGCGAAGCAACTGAAAGAAAAACCGACCATGTTCCCAGTTGCAGAGAACAGGTCGGCGAAGGTGAAAAGAGAAACTAAAGCGTCCACCCACTTGTGGATGCTTTCTCGGATATGAGTGTGAAGTTGTCAGGAGTGCCGTTGGCCCCTTGAATCTCTCCAATGAAGGCAACCGTTTCCCTTACGACTGTCCAATCACTCCGTTCCTGTGCGAGCGCGGCCTGTTCTTTGGCCCAGTCAAGGGCCGTCATTTCAACAACTTGGGTGGGCATGTTAGTCACTTTGCCCTTCATCTGCCGCAACAATGCGGAAAGATTCGCTAATAGAAAAGGCACCCCCACCAATAGCAAAGACAAAGGCTCCCCGACCCTTGCTTGCCAGGTGTCTCAACCATAAAACTACGATCTTGTAATCTGGCACAATGAATAGAGTCGTGTCCATGTTGTTTTCGCCTAGCAGGCCGATTTCAGCATGTGTTGAAACACCCTGAAAGCCTAACCGCTTGGGCATAATGAGATAGTCCACAAACAAAAGCGCCTCAGTCATCTGAGGCGCTCATGGTCTGGAGACTATTTATTTCCGTAGGACTCCGCTTCGGCCTCGGGGTTGTCATAGGCCATGCGGCGATTGGCATTGCGGTTGGCGGCCGCAAGTTGCTTGAACCGATAGACTTCATCGGCCAGTTTATTAGCTTCTTTCTCTGCTAACTTCTCAACTTGACGCACAGCCGCCGTAACATTGTGGGCATGACGCGCATAAGAAAAATTCGCGCGTCGGTTGGTTTCTTCGCAAATAACACTGCCCACAATCTCAACCTCCCCATTTTGCAGGTCAAACTCTACATTTGCTGTGATGGTTAATTCGTGAAAGGAAAATCTCTGTCTCATGTCAATCTCCCGGTGGGAAATGCTCCGCTACTTTGAGATATGCGGACGCTGGCCACCTTCCACGCGCGGGTTAGGCGCGTGCTCTCGGTGTTATTCAGTTTGTCCCTCATCCGTCATGATCAGACGGATGCTATCCGTCATGGCCCAGCACTTCTGGGTGTCATCCCAGAAGCAGAGCGCAATGCGGCCTTTAGCCTCCAGATACCAGATCCACTCACAACAAAATGCGTAACTGGCGTAAAACAAAACATTCATTGTCTTTCGCTTGACTAGTCGGTTTCAACGTATGTTGAAATACCCCGAAACCTAATGGGTCAAGGCCATCCGCAAAACATCATCTACACTAAATAATGTTGCCGTTTTCATCGCGGATGTAGCCATCATCCGCATCATTAACGACTGGAGTTGCCCAGTCGTTAATGGCCAGCACGTCCACATTGGCGCGCGCATAGCGCGCCAGGAAGTCGGCGGCTTCCTTCAACCCCATGGCCGCCCCCAAATTGGCCACCGAATCTTTCACCACCAACTTGTTATCAGTGGTGTAAAAGGCTAACTCCGGGTCCCCAGCCGGAGTAACCACTATGGAGAGCCGCGCCCCGCTCCCCAAGCTTTTAGTCTGGCCCACAGCCGCTTTCACGGTCTGCGGGTCAGCTACCTCAAGATTGAACATCTTGTATCTCCTTATGGAATCAAAAAGGCCCTGCCGGGATTGGCAAGGCCAGACTTCCCCTCCAACTTAGAGGGAATTACATGGTGTATGCTCCCGCTTGGCATACCTGAATGAAGTTGGGGAAGAACCGGATTTCAGTCACGCCTTCCCATCGGCCCAAAGTTGTAATCCCTTGACGCTCTTGCACTTGAGCTGGGTGACAACAAATTACAATGTCAGCCCAATTCATGTACCTATCTGGAGCAGTCACTAATCCCTCCTCGTCCCCATGGCAAACCAAGACCTTACGCCCACCCTCATCAACGAACCGAATCACCCCCATCTCAACCCAGTCTGTATGAAGGGTGTACCCATCTTCGGAGGGCGCGTAGTTGACTTGAATGTACATTGTGCCCTCCTTTCACGGGGGCTAGTTAGTTGTTGGGAGTGCCGAATTCCAGAACATCAGCAGTGTTGGCAAGGCGCTTGGCTTCCCACACATTTTCAAGGGCCTCATCAAGGCGCTCGCTCAAATCACGCCCACCCACCGCTCGGTGAGCATTGTCTTCAATCAATTCAATGGCTTCTGAACGGAGCCAGTTAGCGGTCTGCACAATCGCGGGAGTAGTCATCTGGAATCAAAAGCGCCCTGCGTATCCCAAGTAGGTTGCAGGACGTTCCATAGGTAACTGGGCTTGTGACCAGTCAGCGCATTACCGCACGTTTTTAGCGTGCGTCACTCTGCCTCCAGAAACCAAAAGATTTCTTCACAACCACGACACACGCACCAGCCCGCGACCTGAATCCGGGCATCTATCTGTTTGATTCTCCCGCATACTTCGCAATGCGTATTTCGGGGACTATAACCTCATCTGTAGTCTTGGCGATTTCAAGGAGTCGCCCACTCGCCCGCAACAATTTCACAATTAACATGAATGTTTCCTTTCTTCTGGGGCTGAGAACCAGAAGCCAACACATGATTGGCCTGCCGCATTACAGCCAGTCCCCTGCTGGCTGTCTTCTGCGCTATTCGCCCTTGACCTTGATGTTGTAGAGAGCGGACGGGTCCCAACCGTTCGCCACAATCCCGGCATCTGGGTCACCGGTGACCGGAATGTTCTCCCACTCGTTGTACAGGGCAACTTCTTCGGCGGTGCAGACCGCCGCGCCGTACAGATGGGCGTTTCGCTCATTGCTCGTAGCCTCAGCCAACGAGCCGTGGTGAACGCTTACTGTTACTGGTTTTCCGAATCCAAACATGAGAATCAAAAACGCGCCGTGTATCCCTATCAAGGGTTACGGCGCGTTGATAGATAGAACTACAGATGTAAAACAACTATGAGACAACGCCTAAATGCAGGTGGCTGTCTATTTTCGGAGTTAGCGCGCGTTGAGCGCGGAACGGAAGTCGGCTTCAATGCCATTGAAGAAGGCTTGGTCGGGTGTGCTGTTATGGGTCTGGGCGGCCCATACAATTCCTTCGGCTTCATCAGTGTTGAAACCTTTCTCGTTCAGAACCAATTCAACGAAAACTGCCGGCGTGCCGCTTTTCAACATATCGGCGGCTTCTTTGACGATGGGATTCATGGGATTGTCCTTTATTAGCGAACATGGGGGAGAATGACGACCAAGATGGTCACAATAAGCGCCAAGAGCAGGATGCTCCCCACAAAGCACCCGCCACCCGTCATCTGCCCACGGCGGGCATTGATAGCGGCATTAGCTTGGCGGGCGGTGTAGGACCTGCCAATGTACAAGTTGTTAGTGCGCGTTCCAGAAGTGCCAGTGTTGTTGTTCATGTGAGTTCCTTTCAAGGAATCAAAAGGGCCAATCGGTTAGATTGGCCCAGGGGCTGTTTCGTCCTGAATAGGACTCCTCAGTGTGAGTACATACCCACAAACGGCACCCCCACCACACAGGGTAGGGGCTTACTGCCCACACATACCACATACCTACATGCTGACGACGCCAGACCATGTAGGTATAGGTATACGTAGTTATGTAGTGCTATGTGCTACTATACATAGCACATTGTAGGGTGAGAGATAGCATAGGCTGTACAATGTGTCACCACAATGGAAAGACAGACATTATGTTATCTATTAACGGATGATATAAGGTGCAGGATGTGAAGAAACACACAAGTTTCAGAAACCCAACCTGTGCATAGGGGACAGCCTACCTGACTGTCAGAGGAAGTATTCTTTACGCAGGAGTGCTATTCTCCTGGCGATGCACAGCTACATTGTGCAGGGGTTGCATATAAGGCAATGCAACGTGGCCTAGAGCGCCGATGCCCATATAGCAGGCAGGGGTGATGCTCTACACAGCGCACATGACACAATGTCATGGCCTGTCCGTGTATGTGGTGACATACGGCAGGGTGTACTTGGCTACAGGGAGTAGGTTGGTTGCACCATGAACGACGGGCCTGGATGGTGAAGTACAGGCCCGCTACGGGCATTCTCCGTAGTGACTTAGCGGTGAAGGTCGGCATTGCGCTGTGTGATAGCACGCTTGAGCGTGGCTTTGTAGGCAGGGCTACCATGCACAACGGGTGTTCCCACGGTGCGATACCCTGCTGAGAGGAGGTAGGCAAGTGCTTCTACTGTGGTGCTATAGGTGACAGTGCCGCCTTTGACGATTATTTGTACCATTACATAACACACTCTCATTCGACTAAGGCGTATCAGTGTACGCATATAGTCTATATGGGAGTGGGGCGGGCCAATGATGATAGGTGATGGATTACAGGAGAACAACGAGCACAAGCACACACAGTACACATGCCAACAAGGTGATGAGAGTAAAGGCTATCATGCCACCATCGTTGCTTACCTTGGTGGTGCCGAAGTGGGTAGGTGAATACTTGCTGACATTGCTCTTATACATGACATAATACGAGCAAGATGATATGAGATGTGACAAGCACATCGGCATACGTCTTGGCCCGTCCATTTCCTCCAACTTGGAGGCGAGTGAGATAAACAAAAGGCCGCTGTGATGGGAGTCGAACCCATTAGCACCCGTGAGGGCGGCACCCTGCCTTGTTGAAGCGCACAGCGTTGATGGTCTGCACGTCGCACAAAAGCGGCGCATTAGGGCGCAGACCAGACCCGGAGTACCCACCCCCACCCCCACCACCGGGGGGAGCACCCCCCCCCTACCCCCCCCCCACCCCCCACAGGAACAACGCTATGGGGGAAAAATAATTCTTTGTATAGGGGGTGTTCACTTTCTACCTATACATATATATAACTATGTCACCTTTCCCCTACGCGGGGTCTTAGTGTTTCTGGCATGTGGTAGAATGTGAATAATTATTCACAAGGAGACATACATGGAGCAAATTCAACTGTTAGCCAATTACATCATGTGGGAGATTCCGGGCGAACCAAGCCGAAGTGAGGGTGCGGGTGATACGGCTATTCGTCTATTGAGACAGTACTGCCTCGCCCTTGACCGAATTGTGCATGAGCTGGGCATACCCCATCCTGGCTATCCTGCTCCGGTGGCGAACGCCTATGAGATAGCGCGGGATGCACTGGGCGGGAAAGAGGCCGAGGTTGAGGAACTTTCGGTTCCGGTTTCAGCATAATGTTCCCCCAACTATCAGAAACCGAAACGATTGAAGCAATGGACAGCCTTCGGGCGGGAGATTTGTTTGTAGACATTTCGGAGGGCGAACGAGTGATAGTGGTAGTGGTATCGCCGGAGGAGATGGGTGCAGTCATTATTCCAGCAACGGGCGCAATGCGAGTGGCGGTCTTCAAGCCGGTGGAGGATTTCCGCAAGCGATGTCGTTTTCAGACGGCCAGTCTTGGGTATCGGGTGCGTCTGTACAGTCGGGGAAACAATGTCGGTGAATATCGGTCGCTGTTTCCCGGCAGTGGGGGTGGTTGGATTGAGACACGGAATTACATTGGTATTGGCAATCCCTTTGGCCCGTAGCTGGAGATAAGACATGCTCAAAATTGGACTTGAGGTTTATCTAAAAGAGGCCAACGGTGTAGTGCCGGCCTTTGTGAGCAAGTTGTATGGGGAAAGCGAGGCAGTGGCGGATTTGATGGTGGTGCCGGAGGATCCGGCCCCCATGTATGTGTTGAAGGCGGTGGTGCTTGACTCAACGGGTCAGCGATGCCGCACCTTTCGTTTTGAGTTGTAGGAGCAAATTACAATGGATGGTCGAGCAGGAGGACTGAACATGGAAAAATTTTGGAAATGGTTGGCGTGGTTATTGCCTCGTGATCTAGTCGGGTGGTGCTTTGTGCGCGTGACCGCCTTTGCCACGCAGGGCAAATTTGGTAACACACTCGTTCCTGAGTTGAGGGCGATGGATGCCCTAGACTGGTGGCTGAAGCAATGAATCTCTTTCTGCAGTTCAAGAAGTGGCAAGTAACACGCGGCGAGGCCGTCCCTTGAAAGATGAAACAACTGTGGATTTGGCCCGTCTACCCAGTTGGGGCCTTCAACAAAGGGATTGACTTCCTGCCCCGTTATGTGAATAATAGTTCACAAAGGACAGCATGAATGCAGACAATAACCGGGGAGCGCGAGGTTCTGGTCGCGCTCCCATTACTGACTCAACGTGAAATCAACAAATCCCATCAGGATGCAATGGACAACTTGAAATATGTCCACCTGCTGGAGGTGCAACGGATGCTAGGTGTTATCCAGAGCAGGTTTGGTTTCACTCTGGCTCAGGCCGAGGAACTTCTGGGGAAGTTGGCAATGTTTGTTGTTGCGTCCTCTCTGCAGGTGTCCGAATGATAACTCTGGCGGAATACTTGGTTAGAAACTTGGCCGAGTTTGAAGAAGCAGCGTTGAAACAAGACCCGACCTTCTTTGAGCGCGATTACAACGTCAGTATCTACCATGCCCTGGCGAACAATCTGGTCGTCTATTTTCTGCAAGAACAGTTTCGGGTCGGAAAGGCGACCGGCACATCCGGCACCGGGAAAATTCAGTGATGACAGATTCCCTTCCTCTCAAGATTACAGTCGTAGAAGTGCCTGCCTTTGAAACCAATGTCGTCAACCAGGCGGCTTTTCTGGTGTGTTCGGGAGTTCACCGGCTTCCCTCACGGCGTGTGCCCAGCCCCAACCTGCCCAACGGAAAAGTTATATTCAGGTTTGAGGGCGGGCCACGCGCGTTGGAATTAAGTGAACTCTTTTCGCTGGGAGACCCAACTGTTCATGTCCGCGCCTATTTAGGGGCCATCCGGGATTTGCGCGATGAAATTTTCCAGAAGTAGTTCCCTCCTCCAGGTTGGAGGCAAAGGTCGTCCAACATGAAATTCAATTTCTCATATTGGAGAGAGCTCCTTCAGGGGTGTCTGGTGCTGTCGTTGTTTTTCTCGCCCTGTGCGCTGTTGTTGGCGGGTTCGTTTGGTTTCTCACTCGGGAACCAAGGGCCGATAGATCAGCCAGCGGAGACGGAATACTATCGCGGCCTCTACGACGTTTGTATTTTCTTTTCTGTCCAATCCGGTGTCACAGAGGCTGAGGTAGTGTCCTATTGCCTGAATTGGACATCCGAGGCCAGGGCGAATGATTGGTATGGTCTGGAATCAATCGGTTGGCAGTGGCCATTGCCTGATCCATCCCAGTGAAACACCTTTACACCCTAACCGATGAAGACCAGCGCGTTTTTGAGCTTGGGAAACAAGACGCGCGCTATCTGACCGGCTATTATGTTCGGACCCGTCAGCAGAGCCAAGGATGGGTGTTTGACGACAACATTGATCCACCTTGGCAGTTGGAGTTTCATCAAGCCCCCCAACTTGATTTAGTTGTCGTGGGTGGTATGGGTTCTTCGAAAACAATTACCGTCGGCTTCTCGGCCCTGACAGACTGCACATTAATAACCGATTTCAAGTTTCTGAACGTTGCGCCAATCGCTTGGCAATCGAAGCAGATGTACGACAGTTTGCTGTCTTGGCTAGAGAACACCATCTACAAAGATCGGTTCCTGTGGAAAGTGAACATTAAGCCCTACCCAACACTGACCATTCAGTATCGGTATCCGGGTGGCGCAATCCACAAGGGCACGCTTGAGTTTATGTCGAGCGACAAGAATGCCCAGAAAATCCTGACTTGGGACGGAGATTGGGTCAACATTGACCAGGGCGAATCGGTGGATGACTTATCCACGGCCATTATCAACCTGGGCACACGGGTGCGCGGCAAGATAAAGGGTCGAGCGAGAATGGGAAGACTATCCATTACCGCCAATTCTGCCGATAACCCTGAACTGTGGTGGCTCTACGATCAGGGTGTTCCAGCGACGCCTGTTCAGCGCAGTTGGCTAATAAGCACTGAACAAAACAAGAATCTGACGCCCGAACAAATTGAATCGTTCAAGCGGCGGATGGGCCATGACCCGGAGAAGATTGCCATCCACATGAACGGTAAGCGGCCCATTGGAGGCGGCAAGGAATTCTCGGATCAATTGATTGGCCCATGCCTGGACGAAGGATTGGCAGAGATTCTCAAAGACGGGGTGATGTTGGAGGAGCCAGGCTTTCATTACAATGAGATGCAGAAGGCTGGCTGTGTGCTGTGGGCGCTTCCGCGCGAACAAAGCCGAGTATATGTGGTGGTAGGTGATCCGGGCCAAGGTAAACCACCCTATCGGAATGCGCCAGTGGTTCTTGTTTTTGATGTGACGGACTATCCCAGCCCGGCGGTCCTGCGGGCTTTTTGGTGGGGAGATGGTGGAGGCAAGTACAGTCCATTCGTAAACAAGTTTATGGAGTGGATGGGCTATTACCGGGCGAGTCTGGGGGCCTATGACTCAACGGCTGGGCAGAAGGTTCACTCTGAGATGTCGTTTCCCGAAGATTTGCCGATTGTGCCGATGGACATGGGTGGGGTCAAGAAGTCGGTCTACATGGTGTCGCTGAAACTGATTATGGCAAAAGTGCGTGTGCGCTTTCCTCCGATTGAGGGCATTGTTCACCAGTTTGCCAAGTACGCGCTTCCAGACGGAAAGATTCCCCAAGATATTGTGTCTACCTTTTTTGTCCTGGCGGGATTGCTTTGGTACATGGGCTTCGAGGAAAATATTGAAGAAGACCTCCCGGAAACCAACGCCTTCCCTCAGGGCCGTTACTCGCGCGCCATCGCCGACCGCTATGTGCGGCGTGTGGTGACCCGCTAGGAGCCAAAATGAAACTGCCCTCCAAACGCACGTCTATTATCTTTGCAATCTTTACCACTATTGCCACTCTGTCGGCGGGTCAGCAACTTGCGTCTGCGCCAGCCACGCTTGAAATTGCGTCTGTAAATGCCCTCTCAGTGGCTGTACTGTGCCAATATCAGACAGAACCGCTGGGAATTAGTGATTGTCAGACATTGACGCCGACCATTACGCATACTCCGACCGAAACGGCAACGGCGACTCACACACCCACCGACACACTTATGCCAAGCGATACGCCGACCGAGACGGCGACGATGACGCTTATACCGACCGAGACAGCAACGGTGACATCTACCGATACGCCGACCTCTACGGTCACGCCCACCAACACGCCATTACCTACCGCGACTCTGATTCCGACTCAGGTGCCGCCTCCCTCCGAAACGGGCATCCCGTTTGGGGTGATCCATCTGCCCAATTCAGAATTTCCAGCATCTGGTTACACTGGCGCGCTACGCGCCTTCGCCAGCAAGCCAGATGATTTGATTCCAATGCTGGAAGCCGCCCGAGCCAATGGAATACGAATTTGGCTCAATCTGACCGGAGCGCAGGTAAAGGATTCGAGTGGCGCGTGGGATTTTGCAAAATGGAAGACGCTCGTTGACCGATTCGCCGGAATAGATTTGTCCAGCTACGTTTCAGACGGCACGCTCTTGGCGCACATTGGATTCGACGAGCCGCAGGATGCTTCCAATGGTCCGGGCTGGCCGATACCCTATGCCACCCTGCAGGCTGCCGCTGAATACTCATTAGCTTACTGGCCAACGCTACCTTTTGGCGCGTACACCGAAGCGACCTGGCTGGCGGCCGCGCCCGCCTCGTCCATACCGGATGTTACGGTGGTCGTCTCGCAGTACACCATTCGGAAAGGAACTATTCAAGATTTTATCTCGACCAATCTCGTGGCGGCCCAGTCGCGTCAGATAAAACTTTACTTTGCGATCAATCTGATCGGAGGGGGCGCGGCCGGAAACGTTACTGGCGCGGAACTGGAAAACTGGGGAGGTCTCATGTTGAACGAGCCGGGTGCGTGTGGGTTGGTCATGTGGAAGTGGGATATTCCGTACCTCACTCAGCCGGATGTCGCTTCCGCTATTGATACACTGCGTACACAAGCAAGTCAGCGCGTCGCGTGTCCATAGGAGAGTGTTGATGTTAAAAAAACTTGGTCCGCACATTCTCGGAACGAGCGCCGCTGGCTCAGAATGGACTCGTAGAGGAGCGCCCATTGTCAAGATGGTGGGTGACTTCTCCTTTGCGACCGAGGCGGAAACGCTTCCGCATCACCCACTGATTGTCGGGCGGGTGTTTGAGAATGCCTTTGATCCCAATCAACTTCTGGGGACTGACCCGGTTGCGATGGCGGCGACCTACACTCATCAATATCTATCATCGCCTATCCTTCTCAATCCCAGTGTGAAACTGTGGGAGGGACCAAACGAGTGTGTCATCACCGACACTACTGCGATGCGCTGGTACGCTACTTTTCTGGCCGAGTTTGCTCGTATTCTACGGGTGACGTTTAACCGCACGGCTGTTATTGGAGGTTGGGCCGTTGGCAATCCAGACTACCCGCTCTGGGCAGAATATCATCCAGCACTCGTAGCGGCAGTTGTCTACAAGGCTATGCTGGGCCGACACAGTTACGCTGGCCCCGATCAAAGTACCTGGTCGTATCTCTTGCTTCGCCACCGGGAAGATAACCTGCGCTTCTCTGCGATGGGTTATCCAAACTTGCCTGTCCTTATCACGGAGTGTGGCGCGGACGGCGTGCCGTTTGGCGTGCCTCCTGGCAAGTCTTGGAAGGAACTGTTCAACGGTAATGCCGAACAATATCTCAACAGTATCCTGCTTCCGCTTGATAATGAACTAGCCAAAGATAACTACGTATTGGGTGCCACTGTCTTCACGCTCGGAGCGGGTTGGAACAACCACAATATCGAGGGCCAGGTGGCAAGTAGACTGATTGAGTTGGCCGCTCCGCCACCCGCCTCAGAATGGATTGGCGCTACAGTAGAACTTCTCCCGCTCTTTCGGAATATGCGCTTCGGGCCGGGTAGTTCATTCAAGCCATTTGCGGCGGGCTATGGTGGTTCGACCGGAAGAGTCCTTGACGAGATGAATAACTTCCTATTAATCGAAATACCCAAGGCGCTCTGGGTACACAAGTCGGGCGTCAAAAAAGTGAACCCCTAGGAGTCTACCCATGATTGACCAATCTTTACTCAACGAGGATTCTGCGCTGTCCGTCGCACTTCCTGGCTTGGAAGGGTTGAAATGGCATTGCCATTGGAAGCTGGAAAAGCGTGAGGGGGACTGGACACCCGAACAAGTCGCGATAGGCCTTGCCCCCCAACCGTATGAAGTCATTGAGGACGAGGGCAACCTGCTGATGTACGGCGGGGCCTCGTGTCTCTGGCAATGCCTGATTGGAAACGGCACTGGCACAGCCGCTCAAACCCTGACCTACTTTAACAACGGCAACGCCTATATCGGCGTCGGTGATTCCAGCACAGCGGCAGCCGCCACGCAGACCGACCTGCAGGCCGCCGCCAACAAGCTCCGTAAGGTAATGGACGCCACCTATCCACAACACACGGACGCAACGACTTCCGGCGCGGCCTCAATTGTATTCCAGAGTTCCTTTGCGTCGGGCGATGCCAACTTCGCTTGGGCCGAGTGGGCTATCTTCAATGGCTCATCGGGCGGTCGGATGTTGAATCGTAAAGTTGAAAGTTTCGGCACCAAATCGGGTGGCACTTGGGCGTTGACCTTGACGCTGACACTGGCTTAAGACACTATGCCGCGCGCAGAAGTTATAGCAGGCGGAACGATTGCTTCGCCTATCTTTACCGGCGGGGGAACAAACTATGTTGTACAGACGCTTTCGGGCGTGCTGTACCTTGTCTATCTCCAACGGGATCAGGATGTCTACTTCATCAAGTCAAGCAACAATGGCTTGTCGTGGTCAGTACCCACCTTGATTTTTACTGGGACGGTTACTGCTATTTCGGTCTGGTATGACCGCTGGAGCAATGTTTCGGGCAATCTGATCCATATCGCTTACACCGAGAGCGTCGGCTCCGACATTCTTTATCGCAATATCAACACCGCTTCATCTGATGCTCTCTCCACCCAAACGACTGTCTTTGCGGGTGCCTCTGTCGCTAACGGTGGAGCACTCACCATAACACGCGGGAGAAATGGCGATCTGCGCGTGGCGGGTTCAATTGATGCGGGCACGGAAGATGGGGCCTGGTCCTCTACCGATGTAGGCGCGACGTGGACGGATACCATTGCGGATCCATCCGAAGGCGCTACGCAAGACCAATATCTTCTTTTACCAGGTTGGAATGCTGACACAGCCGATGTGATGTTGATTTTCTGGGACGCCTCGGCCAACGAGTTGTCGGTCAAGCGTTACGATGATAGCGCCAACACCTGGGCCGAAACATCCATCGCTACCAGCATGACGGACGTAGCCGCGACCAGTTCCTTCCCTCACTTAGCGGCTTGTGTGGATATTGCTAATTCGCGCAACATTATTGTGGCTTGGAGCGCAGTAGATACGGCCAATGCGAATCTGCGATGCTGGATTGTCACCGACACAACCATTACCGAAACCAGCGCCAATGTAGTCTTGAACAGCACTGATGATCAGGGTGGTTGCGGGGTTGCGCTTGATACGGTGAGCGGTTACTGGTACGTCATCTATGGCGGTCTATCGGATGGTAGCCAGACTTGGCAGAGTGCTATTCAGCTGTACTATAAGTATTCCACCGATGGTGGGGCTACCTGGAGCACCGAGAAAACACTTACAACCGTCACTCGGAACACTGCTTGGTTTATAACTACCCCGCGCTTCTTTGGCGAGTTTGGGGTGGCCTTTTACTACAGTGGAGTCCCCGATCCATCTATGCTTTATTCTGCGCCGCTCCAATTAGGTGTCCGAGCGCGTTCAATGATAGGAATGTAAATGGCTAGTCCCTATAACCCGCCCAAGAAGAACGAAGACTTCAAAATCCGTGTCGCGCTGGAGGACACGGCTAATTCTGGTTCGTTCAAACTCAACCCAACGCTTGCAGCGGGTGATGTTAAGGGTGTAACCGATGCTGGGGTCTACACCGATTTGGGCACCTTGCCGGTGGCGGATGGTTCTGGGAAAGCGGGCGTGCTGGTGACGCTCTCGGCGACCGAGATGAACAATGATGTTGTCTTTGTGCAGTTTATTGATCAGACCGTTC